CTATCGGCCGCCGCGCGACACGGTCTCCACGACGCCGCGCAGATGCTCCGGCAGGTGGTGGCCATAGACCTGCTCGACGACCTGCTCGGTGGTGCCGAGCGCCCGGGCGACCTTGCCGAACGGCACGCCCGCCATCACGGCCCACGTCGCGAAGGTGTGGCGCAGGACGTGCGGCGTGATTTCCTCGCCAAGGGCCGCTCCCTTCCTGGCCGTCGTCCAGGCGCGGCGCAGGCGCAGGATCGGCTTGCCCTCGAACTCGATCACGTAGGCGCCGTTCTTCCGCCAGCGCCGCATGTGCGCGGCGAGCCGCTTCGACATCGGGATCGGGGTCCGCCGCTTCGAGGACTCGCCCTCGGCGGTACCGCGCCGGTAGATGATACCGGAGCGCAGGTCGACGAAGCCGCCGTCGGTGCTCTCGATCCACTTCAGGCGCAGGATCGCCTCGTGCCGGGTGCCGGTGTAGAGGCCGGCCAGGATGAAGCGGGCGACGTGGCGCTGGACGAACAGCGCGCGGCCCCGGTCCTCGCCCGGCCGCGCCTTCTCGCGCGGTCGACGCCAGATCTCCTTCCCCTTCGCATCGTGCCGCCCGGTCGGCCGGAAGCCCAGCGCGGCGAGCAGCAGCGCGGCCGCCTGTGAGCGGCTGAGCCACCGATCGCGCGCCGGCGCCCGGTCCGGCATCGTCACCGGCACCGGGTAGAGCAGCTTGTGCTCGCTGTGCGCGTAGCCGAATGCGGCCGAGAGCACGCCGAGCTCGCGGCGCGCGGTCTGATCGCCGACCCGGGGCACCTCGGCCTCGGTCGCGTAGCGCCGGCCGGGCCCGAACTTGAACCGGGCCTGCGGCTGCGAGATACGCCATTTGGCGTAGGCCCGACACAGGTTGGGCGTGGCGTGGGCGACCTTCTTCCCGTCGAAGAAGGTGATCAAGTGCGGCAGCGCCGACCAAGCGACGTCGGGCCGCTTCGTGCCGGCGGCGTGCTCGTCGGCGTAGAGCTTCAGGACGTCCGTGATCTCGACTGTAGCGGGATCACCGCGGCCGAAATCGGGGGTGTGCTTCTCGGAGAGGTACCCTTGCAGCGCTCTTTCAGCCTTCTCACGCTCTCCATAGCTGCAGCCCGTGCCGCGTTCGACGCCGCCGGTGTCTCGGATGACCCAGCGGTCGTCGGCGGCCTTGTAGTAGAGGCGGGCACCCTTGGTTGGACGCGGCATCGCTTCACCATCTTCTTGATGTCGCCCAGGGTCGTGTGCAGGCGCCCGAATACCTCGTAGGTCGTTAGCCGATCATGCTCGGCCTCGCGCCGCAAGGCCTTCGCGGACGCGCTGGAGACGACGCCGTGTGCCACCGCGACCTCGGCCGCCACGCTGAGCGGCATCATGGTCTCGTCCGTGACCTCGTTCGGGGCTGGAATCCTGGCGCTACGCGGCACTGCTCCCTCCCCTCGCCTTCAGCCCGGCATCGCGCGCCCGGTTGAGGTCCGCCATCATGTCGTGCGAGCCGCCCGGCCGGTCGGGATGACGCTGCCGGGCCAGCGCGCGGTACATCCCCTCGATCTGCTCGACGTTCGCTGTCTCTGCCACGCCGAGTATGTGCCACCAGGGCGTCGAGCCGGGCGCCGGAAGAGCCTGGAAGCCCGCGAACATCTCGGCTGCGGTGGCCACGCCCAGGCGTTCGATCTTGCGCGTCGCCTCGATGTGGGCTGCCAGCGCCGCGATATTGTCGGCCACGCGCCGATAGGTATCGCAGGCAAGCACGTGCGGCTTGCCGCCGAGATCGAAGTAGAGGGCGACGCCCGGGTCGGCTGGATCCGCCTGCCCGGACTTCGGCAGGCCGTCGAGACGCAGCTCGACGTTCGTGCTCAACACCACGGACTTAACCCGGAAGCGGTCGAGTTCTTCCTGCAGGCGGTCGCGGGCCTGAGCGAGGGTCAGGCTCTTGAGCCAACCCTTCGCGTCGCGTTTGCCGAATGCGGCATCGCCTCGGCGGTTGGCAGGCTTGCGCGGTCGGCCCTGCGGCCACTGGAGCGGATAGGCCTGGGTCACGCTGCCCTCCCGCTCGTGTCCTCGGTCGCGGGCCGCCACAGGGTCAGCGGCGTGCCCGGAACGATCCTGGCCTTCCCGCGCGCCAGCGGGTGCTTCGGTGTCCCCGCCCCCGTCAGCTCGAACGCGTAGAGCGGGTGCAGCCCGTCGAGGCTGAGCGCCCGCAGGACCAGGGTCGTCTCGCGCTCATTCGGGACGAGGTTGCCCCACGCGACGATGCGTATGGCGGCCTCGGCAGACAGGGCCCGCAGCCGCGCGAGGTTGGCGTCCCGGATCGCCGCATAGGCCGGCTCATCTGCGTGCAGCATCTCGAGGCGCCAGCGGTGAAAGGCGTCCGGATCGGTGCTGATCCGAGGGGACCAGTTCGCCATCGTAAAGCCGCCGACCGACAGGTGCGCCGTCAGCGCGGCGACCGCGTGGATGGTCGGGTCGTCCTTCTCCGCGCCGGCTTGGCTCGGGTTGCAGCCGCAGATCAGGGCGCGCGGCCGGTCCGACCACCATCGGTCGAGGCGTTCCCGATACAGGCCGCAGGCCGAGAACTCGGCCGAGCGCATGGCGACCGCCATCCTGCGGGTGGCGATGCGCTCGTCGTCCGTCGGCGGCGGGAGGGGCTTCGGGGCGCGCGCCATCACTCGGCCGCTTCGGCGATCGGCGCGAGCTCGGCGAACCGCGCCAGGAAGGCCGCCTTCGCCATGGCCGGCGTCAGCGGCAAGATGTCTATGTCGAGCGGGTCGCGGCCATGCGTGTGGCTCCATGCGTCGCGGTTCTCCATCAGCTCGCGCTGCTCGGTGGCGAGCATCACGACATCCGCCTCTTTGACGGACGGCGGCATCGGCTGCGGCACGCCGAACCGCGCGAGGACGACAGCCTCGACTGCCTTCTCGATCTTCCGGTAGTCCGGCAGGAGATCTTTCAGCGGCTTGGCCACATCACCCACGAACGCCTCGGCGGCATCGTGCATCAGGCCGGCGTAGGCGTCCTCCGGTGGCACGATGCGCGACACGATCACGCTGTGCTGGGCGACGCTGTAGAACCGCCGGCAGTGGCCGGAGAACCGGCATACGTTCGACAGCCCGTGGGCGATGTCCTCGATCGTGAAGGTGCTCTGCTCGGGCGCGAGGAAGTCGAAGTAGTTCCCGCTCGCGAGCAGGATGGTCGGGCCGACGATGCGGCGCACGGTCGGGCTCTGCATGATCTCACCCACGGGCCACCTCCGGGAATCCGTTGTGCTCGACGCCGTCGAGGAGCCGGCCTGCGGCCTTCTTGCCGACGCGGGCGGCCCACGCTGCGACCGGGAGGCAGTTCTCCGCCGTGCGGGAGCCGCCCGGATGCGCGATCCCGTCGGGTGACCACATGACGTAGTTCTTGGCCGGGCTCGGTGGGGTGAACGGCCCCCATTTGCCGTCCTGCCAATGCGCTGTGGCTTGCCCCTCGTTGTCCCAGGCTGCGCGCTCGTTCTGCCCCGGCAGCCACGCCCCCCACTGCTTGAACAGGTACGCCACCCCTGCGGCCGCACAGGCGTCGCGGATTTGGCGCGCCCAGTCCGGGTGCATCGGCCGGGCGCCAGGACCGCTCTCGCCGCCCACGATGATCCAGTCGAGGCGGGGCTTGCTCGGCTTCATCAGGCGGACAGTGAAGTCGGGATGCCCGTCCTCGCCGGTGGCATGCATGATCGCCTGCCCCGTCAGTGCGCTCCACCTGTGCCGGGGGTCGCCTTCGGCGAAGGGCATCGCCTCGAAGTCGATCGGCCCCAGCAGCGGCTCGGCCGACACGAACCGCACCGCGGCCGGCGTCGCCAGCAGGTCCGGCACGCGCTCGTCGGCCCGGCGCTGATCCTCCGCCGAGACACCCAGCCAGACGTTCGGGAGCGGCCAACCCGGCCACTTCCGTGAGCCATCCGGGTTCCAGAAGCGGTCGCTGACGGTGTCGAGGTCGAGAAACTCCCCGGCCGCCTGATAGACACGCTCGTGCCGGTCATCGCCCTCGGCCTGGGCGGGCATGTCGAAAGCAGGCAGGCCGGGGCACTCGATCCGCTGGGCGGGTGTCGGCTGCCAGCGCTCCTCGAACCATTCCCGCATCCGGGCCGGTCGCTTCGTCAGCACCTGGAAGGTGTGCTGCGGGCACAGCGCCATGACGGCGAACACCCGGTCGATCCACTCGTCCGGCACGCCCTCGGCGAATAGGTCGCCGTGCGCGCAGACGAAGATCTTGCGCGGCCGGCGCCACGTGAGCGGCTGGGTCAGCCACTCCTCGTTCAGCCGCACCTTCCCGTTCCACACCGGGCCGGCCTTCGTCTCGACCGTGAGCCCGGCGCGGGAGGGCAGGTTGCGCAGCCGCGTGCCGGCGAGCTTCATCGCGTAGCAGTTGGTGCAGCCCGGGGAGACGATGGCGCATCCGGTGATCGGCTGCCACGTCGCGTCGGTCCACTCGATGGATGAGGTCTCAGCCACGGGCGGCCTCCGTCGCGAGCGCGTCGAGCACGTCCTTGCGCCCCTGCTCCCGGGCCACCGCCATGAGCTTCAGCACCTCATCCTCGGTCGCGAAGTAGGCGGGCGGGTCGTATTCCGGGATCTGCTCCCCGCCGCTGGTCGCCTCGAAGCCGTGCTGCTCGGCCGCCTCCAGCCAGAACAGGCGCTCCTCAGTGCCAGAGGCGGGAACGGTGACGCTCACGGGCGGCGCAACGCCATGCCCCGCGCTGATCTCGGCCTCGGACGCCGGCAGGAAGTCGATCAGCCACTGCCGGAGCGCGAGCACCTCGGACGCCTCGATGTGCGCCACGTAGAGGTCGCGGCCCTCTTCGTTGATGAGGTCCAGCTCCTCGTCCTTGAAGACGAGCTCCAGCGAGCCGTCCCGAAGGCGCAGCGTCGCGGACATGCCCTCCACGCCGGCGCAGGCGTGGGTGTAATGGGGCTGGCGCTTGTCCCCATAGGCGGCCGGCGCGAGCTTCCGGGCGACCACCTTCAACGCGGCGCTCCGGGCCATCGCATCCTTGATCCCGGCGGCGACGCCCGGCGCGCCCGCCTCCAGGCTCTCACGGATCAGCAGGAACACCGCGGGATAGGCGCCATCCGAGAACGGCTCGACCGGGAAGGGCTGGTGGCCGGAGAGCAGACCGATGCTCTCGGCCGCCCGCTTCAGCGCGTAGTTCTTCGCGACCTGGTCGTCGGTCGCGGCCGCCCGCTTAAGGGCCTGCTGGACCGCCGGATAATCGGCGGGCGGGATCGCGGCGACGTCGCGCGCCGAGATCTCCGGCTCGCGCGTGATGGCGCTGGACTCGGCTGACCTGTTGGTCATTGCTTGCTCCCCTACCGGAAATTGAGGACGGCGAAATCGCCGTGATATCGTCGAGCAAAGGCGTCGTATTCTCGGGCAGCATCCTCCGCGCTGAGGCGCATCGGAGAGAAGATCGCCTTCCCGTTTACGTAGATGCTGGCTCGGAAGCCCTTCCGAAATCGGGTTACGCCCCGATATCCGGTCTTGTTGGGCATCGTTCTGTGGATGTTATTTTGCGTGACGCTCGCCAGTCGCAGATTTGTTCTGCGGTTGTTGAGGCCATCCATATCCACGTGATCAACGATGACCGTCGGATCATCAACGCCCAGGATGAGGCGGTGCATGAACAGGTTCTTCCGAGAAACCTGCGTGTACGCGTAGAGCCGTTGGCCGTTGTGACTTGATGGTTTCAGCCACCACCGCAGTCCAGCAACCAGCGGCAGATCAGCATCGTCGACCTCAGCCTGGAAGCCACGCGAGAGAGGGATCAGCGCCATGGGGCTACTCGGCTGCCGTGAGGGCGGGATCGGCGAAGAGGGGGCCGTGGTCGGCGGGCTTGTGGCCGTGGCGGATGCGGTCGCGCTCGACGGGGCCGGCCCGGTCCGCCGCGATGCGGCGCTCGGCCATGGCCGCGTATTCCGGGTTGAGCTCGATCAGCAGCGCGTCGCGGCCGAGCCGCTGGGCGACGAGGCCGGTGGTGCCGGCGCCGCCGAACGGGTCGAGGACGGTGCCGCCAGCCGGGCAGCCCGCGAGGATGCAGTCGACGATCAGCGACGGCGGGAACGTCGCGAAATGCGCCTCTGCGAACGGCGCCGTGGTCACGGTCCAGACCGACCGCTTATTGCGGGTGAGGCCTTCCCACGGCACCGAGCCACAGACGTTCGAGCCGGTGCCTTCCGGGCAGCCCCGAGCCGTGCCGGGCTTGCGCTCAATGTTGCCTGACCGCTTGATCCGATCGCGGCCGCGCGGCGTGATCGCCGGATGCAGCTGGTCGAGGCGCCCCCAGCCTACGCCCGTCTTCGTCTCGGGACCGGAGACTGGCTCAGCGATTGCCGCCGCGTCGAAGGCGTATCGCTCGCTCCGCGACAGCAGGAACAGGCACTCGTGCGCCTTCGTGCACCGATCCTCGATGCTCTCCGGCATCGGGTTGGGCTTCGACCAGATGATGTCCTGGCGCAGCCACCAGCCGTCCGTCTGCAGAGCGAAGGCGACGCGCCACGGGATGCCGATCAGGTCCTTCGGCTTGAGGCCGGCCTCCCGGATGGTGCCGGTCTGCTTAGCCCGCTTCGGGTGGTTCGTGACGCTGTTCCGGCTGATCTCGCCAGGCGTGACGCGCTTGGCCTGAGCGCCCCAGGATCCGGCGTAGCTGTCGCCCAGATTGAGCCACAGCGTGCCGTCCTTACGAAGGACGCGACGGACCTCGGCGAAGACCGCTACCATCTCGGCCACGAAGGCGCCGGGCGTATCCTCAAGCCCGATCTGGCCGCTCACGCCGTAGTCTCGCAGGCCGAAGTACGGCGGGCTGGTCACGACGCAGTGCACGCTCTCGTCCGGTAGGGTGCGCAGAACCTCGCGGCAGTCGCCCTGAAGGATGCGGACCGTCACGCCGCCACCCCTTCGCCACTCGCCGGGGCGCGCCGCTTCGTGCCGCGGTGCCGCTGGGCCCAGATCCGCACGTCGTCGTAGGTCGTCGCGTGAAGGACGCGCCAAGCCTGACGGAGCTGATCCAGGTTGAGGTGCGCGAGAAGCCCCTCTTGGTCAGCCAGCTCCAGATGGTCGGCGAGGAAGGCGCGGACCCGAGCCGCGGCCAGGACCTGCTCGTTCGGCGGCGCCTGCCGGACGAGCGGCACCACCACCTGGAGGCGCAGCAGGGCTCGGGCGTTGACCGTCGCCTGCCCGGCCGGCAGCCCGACGCAACCGCCGTCCTTATCCTGGTGCGCCCACGATGCCGGACACACCGGGCAGGCCCAGACCCATGCGTCGGCAATCTCCGGGTCGTGCGCGTCGACGTCGCGGCCGTCGACCAGGGTGCACTCGGTACCGCAGTCGGCGCAGAAGATGGGAGCCGCGTCAGACATCGAACATCTCCGCAATGTCGCGATCGACGGGCAGGCCCATGGCCCGGTTGAGCTGAGCCTCGATCACGAGGTCGGCCATGCTGGGCTCGGGGTTGTGGCCCTGGCGGCGCGCCCGCCGCTCGGCCTCGCGGACGAAGACCGGATGCTCCGGCACGCACGCGCGCGCCGCCTTGAGCCCGTGCTTCGCCTTCACGTGCGAGAACATCGCCTCGGAGCTGGCGAGCGTGCGGGTGCAGTGGGGGCAGCGAAGGGCGGCCATCAGCGGTCGCCCTCCCCGCTCTGGGAGGCGGCGCGCGCGGCATCTTCGGCCTTCAGGGCGCGGTACGAGGTCACGAATGCCCAGGCGGCTCCGGCCAGGGCGAGACCGACGGCGATCCCGATGAAGAGGCTGGGCCAGGACATCAGGCGGCCTCGTCGGAGCCGCTGATCGGCCGGACCTGGAAGCACGTCGCCGTGCTCGCCTCGGCCTCGCAGATCAGGGAGCCGTAGCCGATGAGGGGCTCGACCTTCTCGCCGCGGCGGACCGGGCGGACGGACAGCTCGAGCAGGGTGCCGTCCGTGAACCGGACCGCGAACAGGCGGCCGCGGCCCTCGTACCGGGCTCGTCGGCGTTCGTTGATCGTCTCGCGGTGGACGACGCGGCGCTGGGACGACGAGTAGCCGGACCATTCGCCTTCGAGGACGTAGCGCGCCATCAGGCGATGCCCTCCCGCTCGCGCTCGGCCTTCGCCTCGGCCGCCCACGCATCGCGGCGGCGCTGCATCTCGTTGCGGACCGTAAAGAGCACGTCCTCGTCGAAGTCGCGGTCGGCGACCCACTGGAGGAAGCTGAAGTCGACCTCGGACCAGAGCAGGCCGCGGTTCTTGCCGATGTGGCATCGGACCTGGAGCGCCGGCTCGCTCGACCAGCGGATCAGATCCTCGATCGGCGCGAGGGCGAGGAGGTCTCGCAGGTGGTGCGCGGTGACGTAGGCGTCCGGGTAGGCCCGGTGCGCGAGCGCGGCCTGGGCGCGGTCCAGGCCCTCCGGCCGGCGCCAGTAGCGCAAGCCCATGTTCGAGTGCAGCGGCGCGTCCGGCCAGAGCCGCAGGGCGCACTTGTACGTGCAGATCCAGGGCAGGCCCCCGGTCACCTCGTCGGTGAACCACTGCCGCTCGAACTTCGCCGAGTGCGCGGCCAGGGCGACGATCGGCGCCGCCGTCGTCAGAACGCCCGGGAACACCTGGTCCCACGGGCGAGCGTCCGCCACGTCCTCGTCGACGATGTGGTGCACGGCCGACGTGGCGGGCGTGATCGGGTGGCCCGGGTTCACGAACAGCCACAGGCCGCCCTCGACGCGCCAGTTGGTCGGCGCGCCGGCCTCGTCCCGGCCGGCCGCGGCGAGGTCGCACCAGCCCACCTCGCACACGCCGGCCTCCGGCGGCTCGAAGCCGGTGGTCTCAAGATCAACGACACGGATCAGCATCACGCGGCCTCCGCCGTTCCGATGGCCAGGAGGGACGCGACGCGGGCCTCGACCTCGCCGAGGAAGGCGCGCACGGCCGCCTCGTCCTTCGCGATCTGCTCGTCGTCGCGGTGGAGGCGCTTCACCCAGAGGCGGAGGGCCGGCGGCACGCTCGGGTGCCAGGAGGCGAAGTCGCACCACTTCCGGCCCGTGCAGGCCATCTGCCAGCGCATCTGCGGGAGGTACTGGTCCGGGATCGCGCCGGATAGCAGCGTGTCGAGGTGCGTGCGCAGGGTCGGGCACTTGATCTCGACGAGGCCGAGATCGCCGACCAGCCGATCCGGGCTGGCGCCGGCCATGGCGATGCTCGGGTGCTCGACGAAGCCGATCTGGTCGACGTCGACCCCGTGGAGGAAGGCGTAGGCGTCGGCCGCCTGCGGCTCACGCTCGGAGCCCTCCAGCATCGGGCCCGTGAGGTAATGCTGGGTCGTGAGCCCCGTCAGCCGCTCGCCGACGAGCTCCATCAGGTAGCGCTCGCGCTCGGCGGTCGGCTTGCCGTCCTTCTTCACGTTGAGGATGTCGTAGATGCGGGAGGCGGTCGCCTTGCCGCAGCGCGCGTCGAGCCACTCCGGGCTTCCCTGGACCATATCGGCCATGTCAGCGGCCCTCCTGCTGGCGGGCGCGGTTGGCCACGGTGGTCTTGATGGAGGCGAGGACTTCGTCGAACCGGTTGGCCGGCAGGTCCGGCACGCTCTCGACACCGAAGAAGCGCAGCAGCCGGTCCGGCGGGATCTTGTGCTCGGTGAGCTGCTTGCGGATCTGCTCCGCCTGCTCGTCGCTGATGACGTCGTCGTTGCCGCCGGCCGGCGCCCCGTCCGTGTCGTGCGGATCGTTCGTCAGCGCGATGTTGAACACCTGCAGGACGAGGTAGCGCCGGGCATAGGTGATCGTGGAGCCGATCCCCTGGATGGGCGTCTTGTTGGCCTTGCCCTGGGCGCCGGCGGTGTCGGGCGGGAGGTCGAGGTGATAGGCGCGCTCGTGCCCGGCCTCGTGGGCACAGGTGCAGGTGACGCGGAGATTGCCCTGGATCGGCGACGGCTCGGTGTCGAACGACAGCGAGAAGCCGTGCCGGGCAATGATCGGCGCCGTCGCCTTTGCGATGCTCTCCAGGCGGGCGTAGGCGGCCCCGGAGTGCGTGTTGCGGGCGTCGCGCAGGACGCGCGGCAACTCTGCCTGGCAAGCGGACATCGCGGTGTTGAAGGCGATGCGCGCCCGCTCGGCCCGGTCCTCGCGCGCCATGACGAGGAACCGCTCGACGCGGTCCGGGTCGATGTTCGGGTCCCGGGCCATCCGCTCGATGATGGACAGGACGGCCGCGCCCTCGGCCGGCTGGGCTGCCGGCACCTGGGCGGTCTCGGCGACGGCGATCTCTTGGCGTGCTGCTGACATGGCGCTCACTCTGCGAGGACGGCGGCGGGCAGGCCGGCGACGCCGAGCCCAGCGTTGATGGCGGCGGCGAGCATCTCGGCTCGCTCGCGGTCGAGGCCCGGGGAGCCGGCCGGGAGCAGCAGCGCGAACACCGTCCCGTCGGCGTCGGCGAGGCCGCGCAGGGTGCTCTCGCAGGCGCGGACCGGCGCCCGGATGCCGAGGAAGGTTGCGCGCTGGGCGGGCGTGACGGCGCGGGGCTCGCGCATCTCGAAGGGGAGCACGGAGCGGGTCATCACGGCCTCGGTGTGGGTGAAGGGAGGGAGGGTCACAGGCGCCTCCCGGCGGCCCGAAGCCGCGTGCGCGCGTCGGCGAGCACGGTGACGTCGTCGCGCCCGTCGAGGTCGACGCGGGTCTCGGCGGTGAAGAGCGCGATGTTGCCGGCCATGCAGCCGGCGGTGGCGCGCTCCAGCGCCTCCTCGAGCACGCGGTCCAGCGTCTCGCGCGGCTGGTCCAAGCCGGTGTTGAGGAGCAAGACCTGCGCGGCCGCGGCGTGCTCGGTGACGGTGCGCAGGGCGGCGTAGAGGTCGGCGCTGTTGCGCTCGGCCATCTCGTGGGCCGCGACGTGCAGCGGGAGCGCCTTGGCGATCTCGCTGTAGGTCGGGAGGCCGAACTCGGCGGCGTAGCGGTCGACCAGGGCGATGAACGCTTGGTGGTCCGGGGCGGAGCGGACGGCGCAGCTCATCGCGCACCCGCCAGCTTGTTCGAGAGCCGGCCGGTCGAGGCCTCAACGCTCGACACGGCGGCGGTGAGACGGCTCTGCAGCCGCTCCAGCATCGCGCGGTCGAGGTCGTTGCCTGCGTCCTTCCGGACCGCCCGGTCGAGGTGCCAGGCGCCGGTCGTGAGGCTAGCGACGGCCTGCTCGAGCATGGACATCGTCGCGTCCAGCTCGCCGTCGGCGTGCGCCCGGTTGTATGCGGTGGCCGGATCGGCCGCCGGGAGAGCGTCGAGGCTCGGCGCCACGGTGAGAAGGTGCCCGTGCAGGGCGCGGATCGGGTGCGGCGCGTTCACAGCAGGGCTCCAGTCGGCGACCGGACAGCGGCCGGCGCGAGGGACAGGTCGAGGCGGGTGTCGCGGGCCGGCGGCTCGGTGCGGCCCAGCTCGCGGTTGGTCTCGACGCGGTCGGCGACCCAGCGGCGGGCGTGGTCCTCGACGTCGGCGATTGCCGCGTTGAGGGCCGGGCTCTGGCTCGGGCGGAAGCGCGGGTCGGGCAGTTTCGCCCGGCCGGCGTCGCACCGGGCGGCGAAGCGGGCGAGGCTGGCGGCGCGCGCCTTGGCGGAGTGGGTCGCCATCGTCACGCAGCCTCAGAGACGAGGGCAAGCGTGCGCGGGCTGTCCACGTCCCCGGCGACCAACCGCGCCTCGACGTAGAGGTCGGCGGCTCGGAGAAGGTGCTCGCGGGCCCTGTCGACGGTCTGCGGGGCCGTCAGCGGCGCGGGCGTCTCCGGGACGTCGAAGAATGACGCGATGGGCGCGCCGGTGAGCTTGGCGATGATGCTCAGCCCGACGCCGCTGATGCGGTTCACGCCCTTCTCGTACTTCTGAAGTTGCGCAGCCGAGACGCCGATCGCGGCGGCGACGGTGCGCTGGGTGAGGCGAGCCCGGATCCGGGCGGCGCTGATGCGGCCGCCGATGCGGACGTCGATGTCGGTGGCGGGTTGGCCGGCCATGTCAGCGCCCCCAGCCGAGGGACATGCCGCCGAGGGCGAAGGTCCCGACGATCAGCGCCGGGACGACGAGGCCGAGGATGACGACGGCGCCCATCACGCGGCCTGCGAGGTGAGCGTGGCGACGACCCGGCAGCCCAGGCGGCGGATCAGGCCCTCGCGGGCCCCCTTCTTCGGCTCGTAGGCACCGCGGACGCGCTTGACCTGGATGGCCCGGAAGGCGTGCGCGAGCTCGGTCGAGCCGGCGTCGCGAACCGCGAAGAGCTGGTTCGCGCTGTCTTCGACGATGTGGGTGTAGGCGGTGAGCACTTGGGGGCTCCGTCGCTAGAGGCGATGGAGCAAATTAGCCAAATGGCAAAAGCGTCGTCAAGCGTTTTTTGCCATTTGGCGAAATTGGCGCGCCGGCTTTAGTCGACTGGCTCCTGGCGCAGGCTCACCAGCGTCGCGATGTTGTTCTCGCACTCGGAGCAACCGAAGTTCTGGCGCTGGAGCCATGCGCTCTCCAGCAGCTCGTCGACGCTGCACGGGGCGTCTTCCAGGTCGGGGGACTCGATCGTTCGCTTCGTCATGTGGTGGCAGTTGTGGCAGCGCAGGCGCATCGTGAACCGCGCCCGGATCGTCGAGATCTCAGCGAACATCCGCAGGCTCCTCCTTCTCGGATGTTCGCACTTTGTTCCTCGCCGGAGACGGAGTCGAGAGCTGCCTCAACCTGCGGTTCGGGCTGTGGATAGCGGGGGAAAGGACGCCCGGCTAAGACTTATCGGCCCGACGGCGCAGGCCAGGACGGACCCGCATGGAGACGTCGCGCACGAGGCCGATCACCTCCATTGAATTCCATTCCACCGCCGACGGGTTGTTCGGCACCCGGATTGGCTTGTGCTTCTTGTTCGTCGAGCGGGGACAGAACCAGACCTCGTCCTCGTGCAGCTCGACTTCCTTCACCGACCATTCGCGGAGGTGTCCTCCCTCTCGGGTACGCTGCAGGACGACGATCATGCCGTCGAGGAGCGGCTGGCCAGTCTGCTCGAAGTCAACGCAGATAGCCCGAGCCCCATCGGGAATCGGCGGATCCGCAGCGTTCATGCTGTCGCCCTCGACCGTGAGCGCGAACCTCCGCGCCTTCGGGAAATCCTCGTCCTCAGGCTCGAACACGTATTCCGGCTCCGCGTCGTCGAACTCGACGACCTCGCGAAATATGCCGGCAGCGGTCCGGCCCGCCACCGGGATCGGCAGCAACTTCTCGTAGACGGGCGCGGTTGGCGCTGGCTCGGCTTCGATCAGATCCGAGACAGAGCATTCGAGAACGCGGGCCAGGTTCTCCAGGTCGACCTTCTTCGGCTCACGATCGCCGGTCTCGAAGCGCTGGATCTGCGAGGTGGATAGGCCAACAGCCGCCGCCAGCTTCTCGAGCGTCAGCTTGCGCGCCTTCCGGCGCCTCTGAAGTTCCGGCATAGCCATTCGGCGAAGTTGCGAAGCTCCTAGCGCGCTCTCCAGAGCCAATCGGCAAATCCCCCGTTGACATTTTTCGCCATTTGGCAAAATCATGGGGTATGGACCTCGCCGCCTACCTCTCGGAGCGCAACATCAAGCCCGCGACCTTCGCGGGTGAGATCGGCGTTCCGCCCTCCACCATCACGCGCATCCTTCGGGGGGAACGGGATCCGCGCGGGGCAACCATCCGGAAGATCGTCGCCGGGACCGGCGGCAAGGTCTCAGCGGCCGACCTGATCGCCCAGCCCGCCGAGCCTGAGGCCGCCTGATGCGCCCTCACCGCCGCCTCCTCGAATGGCTGGATCGCCGCATCGACACGCGGATCCGCGCCGAGCTTGCCCGGCGCGATCGTGTCGTCGAGGCCGCAAGTGCCGAGTTCCGGGCGCTCGAAGATGCGCTTTGGGCGGAGCTTGCCGCTACCCGACGCCGCTCACCGTCTCCCGCAGTTGCTTCAACGGTGCCTGCATCTCTGGAGGGAATGCCGACCTCTCCAGCAGTCGGATCCGTAGGTCCAGCTGTTCGATGAGGCGCTCTTTGCTCATCACACCTGCCTGGATCAGGCACGTCGAGACCGCTTCCAGAGCGAGGAGTGTCCCGGTGTGTCGGGCCTCCGCCGCCTGCAGGGCGGCCTTGAGGTTTGCATCTTCCATTCTCAGCTCCATCGGTCTTCGCACTTCCGATGGTAGGCCGCGCGGGTCGGGCGTCCAAGCGATGCTCCGGCCCGCGCTGGTGGCCCTGCTGCCGTTGGCGCTCGCCGCCCGCGAGGCCGATCCGATCGCCGCCCGGGCGACCCTGACCGAACTTGGCTTTCACGGCATCGCCCTCTCGCGGGCGCCGCTGACGGGCCGACCCTGCGCGTGGGGCGAGCCCTTCGCCGTGCGGTACCGGGCCGTGACCGAGGACGGCCGGATCGTGAACGGCATCCTCTGCTCGGCCGACGAGGCAACCGAGGACGCGCGGCTGCTCCCCGACGTGGAGGGCCGGCGCTGATGGGGCTCGCATCTCTCCTCCTCGGCTCGTGGTGCGTCCTGAGCTGCACCGCTGGGCGCGCCCTGATCTCGGGTGGTCCGTCTGACGCGCTGGTCCGCCGCGCGAGCCAGGTCGGCCTCGTCGTCGGCGCTGGGCTGATCGTCTGCGGTGGAGCGCTCCGGTGAGCGCCGCCCCTCACCTTTCGCCGCGTGCCCCTGCCGTCGCCAGCGTCGAGGCCTCAGCCTCGGTGGCGGTCTCCTGCCTGGAGCCCACCGTGACCGACGCCAAGCGCCTCATGTCCCTCGGCTGTGCGTGCCGCCGCGCCGCCGCTGCGTTCGCGATCTACTCCAGCCGCCTCGCGGCCGAGATCGTGCGCGGCGAGCGTATCGACAGCAGCGAGCCCGAGGAGAACGCCCAGCGCGCGCTGGAGCTGGAAGCCTCGGCGCAGGTGCTCCAGGACCTGTCTCAGGACACCGAGCTGCTCGCGCTGCTCCCGCACCGCGGCCGGTTCGCCGACCTGCTGCGGATGGCCCAGGCCATGGACCGCGGTCTGGTGTTCGTGCCGGTCGAGCCCGTGGCCGTCGACCGGTCTGAGCGTCCGGTGGATGTTGTCGTTGTCGGCCAGGACAACGCCGCCTCGCTTCGTGAGCGCGTTGGCCGCGGTCTGGCGCGTCTTCGGAGGCGCGCCTGAAATGTCGGTGCTCAAGCACATGGCCGGGTCTGCCGTTCTCGTCCGCGAGAACTGTAACGCGCCGGCCGTGCCGTCGTCTTTACTGGCTGTCGCGCGCCTGTGCACAGCGTCCTCCAATCGCGCCGGGCTTCACCGGCCGATCGCCTGCCCGCACCTTCCCCTCCGTTTCGACAACGGCGGGCAGGCGTCCCTCATCACCCATCGCAGCGGTCGCAGGCTCACGCCTCCCGCCAGCGAGCGACCCGGCCGAGACCATCGCAAACTCGGACCCTCGGCCGGGTCGTCCCTTCTCCTGCGCGCCCGTCCCTGCCTGCAAGCTGTCGGTCGCGCTGTGTGTCGTGCGTACCCTCAAGAACTCCCTCTGCATGTCGGCCCTCTCCGTCCGTGGCCTCAAGTAACCACGGACGGATTTGCTGATGTGCAAAAGGTTTTTGCGGAAAGCTCAAATGCCAGACGCTGACGTGATCCGGGCGCGTAGCGCCTTCGACGAGCTGTTGCGCCTCGAGATCCGCGGACCAGGCGACACGGCCAACGCCATGCGCCGGATCGCGACGCGCGCCGCCATTCCCTTCGGGAAGCTGTGGGCGCTCCGGTACCGGCCGCCCAAGGAAATCGCCTCGCACATCCTGGCGCGGATCGAGGCCGCCCACGCCGCCGAATGCGAGCGGCAACTCAGGAGGCTCGCCCATGACGTCCAGGTCACCGCCGCCATCGCTGGCCCTGCGCACCCTGCTGTGCGCGCGGGTGAAGCTCTTCTTCGCGCGGCAGATCGCCCGGCTGAAGGCGCAGCTCCGCGCGTGGCGCGTCCGCTTCGCCAGCCGGTTCAAGCGCTTCCGGTGGAACTGAACGACCTGCCGCTGTGGCGGGCCGCGAACGAGGAGGAGTGAGACGTGGAAGGTATCAGCGGAGCATTGGCGGCCGGACAGAATGCTTACGGCAGCCTCAGCCAGAGCGTCGATAGCGTCGGTAAAGCGCCTCCGGCCATGACGACGATCTCGACGGTGATCGAAGCCTCGGCCCTCGGCCGGAAGATGGCCCAGGATCGCTGCGATGCGATCTCGCATCTGGCCGAGCGCGCGAGCTCCATCGCGGTGAGGGCTGCCGGCCCCGCCGCGCGGTCGACGCCGCCAAAGGATCCGGCCTCGGCCACGAGCACGGGGGAGCCGGTGTCCTCCCTCGACGCCGCGCTCAATGCGGCCCTGGCCGCGCGGGATCCGCTGATCCGGATGGACCCGGCGCTCCGTGAACTCGCCGCCGCCCTCGACATGCTCGAGCGCGCCATCGGCTGACCCGCCACCTCCGGGCGGCGATCGGCGCCGCTCGGCCACCTTCAGGAGCTGAGCATGGGTTGCGGACCGAAAGACCAGAGCGGGGACGTGGTGCCGTTGGATCAGGGCGTTGTCATCGGCAACCCGCTTCCGCCGTTCTCGCCGACGCACGTCTCGCACAAGCAGGTCGAGGCCTACCCGATCGCGGCGGCCGAGTTTCAGGCCGATGGATCAGGGCGGATCGCGCTGAAGGGCGGCGTTCTCGTCGACGTCCCGGCCGGCTTCGCCTCACGCGGCGCACCGACCGAGGGCGACATGCTCGTCCGGTACGCGCCGGTGCCTGGGCAAAGCGACGGCTACCTCGCGCACTCGCCGCGCGCAGTGTTCGAGGCGGGCTATGCGCCGGTCTCGCAGCAGGCCGACGCCCATGGTGAGCCGGCGCTGTCGCTCGGCGAGACGCAGGCGATCGTCGATACGAAGACGGCGCCCCGCGTCACGGAGGCGTCGATCAAGGCCAAGATCGCCGACGTCGAGTACTTCCGCGTCCGGCACCTGACGATCTGCATCATCACGCTGCGGAACGGCTTCTTCGTCGAGGGGCACAGCGCGCCCGCCGCCCCGGAGAACTACGACCAGCAGGTCGGCGAGCGCTACGCCTACGACAACGCCTTCCGGCAGCTCTGGCCGCTCGAGGGCTACCTGCTCCGCGAGCAGCTCGCGGCGTCCGAGGCTGATCCGGTTCGGGCGGCCTGACCATGTCCGACGGCGCCTTCGTCACCACCCTGCCGACGCACTTCGCGACCCTGCGCGAGGGCGTCGAGACGCACGTGCCCGAGACGGCCGTGAACGCGATCATCCGCAAGGGCCTGATCGCCCTGCTCGGCTGGGCGGAGGCGATGGCGCACGCGCTCGTGTCAATCACGCCGGCGCCCGCCCAGCAGCAGTTCCACGCGCCGCTCGGCGACCGCTCGCCCATCGTCGAGGAGCCGCGGGTGCCGCGCCGCGCCGGCAACGATCCGCGCCTGCCGGGCAACCGCCCGCACCCCTGAAACGAGAACCGCCCGGCCTGCTGTGGGAGCGGGTGCCGGGCGGTCTGAAGAGAATGGGCGTGGTGCCCATCCATGGAGAGAGCAATGGAAGCCACAACAGACGCGGTCGCGCAAGCCGAAGACGCTGTAGAGCTCGGCATCGAGACCTTGCGCGGCGATATCCGCGACCGGATCCTCGACAACATCTGCCGGCAGATGCCGTGCTGGACCAAGATGTCCGAGCAAGAGCAGAAGCGGTTCATCGGCCGCGCCGAGACGATCGCTTACGAGACGGTGCGTGAGGCGGCGCAGATCATCGCGCATCAGGGCTTCGCGCATCTGATCGTCTCCACCGGCAAGTGGACGGTGAAGGACGGGATCAAGCTGGAGGTCGGCGCCTCCAGCTCCGTGGACGACATCACGAAGCTGGCTTCGCACGGCGCCGGCAGCGCGGTCCTCGTCCTGGCCGAGCCGAGCATCTTCTTCGGCCAGCGCGCCGATGCGGTCGCGGATAAGGACCAGCCCGACCTGCCGATCGACGAGGAGTCGGAGGGAGAGGACGGCGACGAGGACGGTGAGGGCGACGGCGACGAGGCCGATCGCTCGCCCCTGCCGGAGCCGCCCACCCGCGAGACCCGGTCGCGCCGCACGCGCGAACCCGCGGACGCTTGAGCCTGGAGGCGCGCGGTGTCCGAGACCGTCATCATCCGCCTGCCGGGTGCCCCTCGCGGGAAGGGCCGGCACCGCGCGCAGCTCGTCCATCGGGGAGGAGTGGCGCGCATCCACTCCCATCCCGACCAGAAGACCGAGGCCTACGAGAGCGCCCTGCGTCTCGCGGCCGGCGCTGTCATGCGCGGGCGCGCCCTCCTCACTGGACCGCTGGAGGTCCGGATCTTCGCCACCATGCCGATTCCGGCGAGCTGGTCGAAGCGGAAGCGGCTGGACGCGATCGAGCGTCGCCTGCGGCCCACGACCAAGCCCGACTGGGACAACATCGCCAAGGTCATCGACGCGCTGAACCACGTCGTCTGGGCCGACGACGCTTCCGTGGTCGACGGCCTTGTCCGCAAATTCTACGGCGAGACGCCCGAGCTGGTGATCCAGGTCACGGCGCTGGAGCCGCAAGCCGTGAGGGCGGCGGCATGACATGGGTGCTCATCTTCTCGGGCCGCGAGCTGTTCCGCGGCACCTATGGCGGCGCGCTCGACGCGGCCGAATCCATGCGCCTCTGCGAGCGCTCCTTCCATCCGGACGGGACGGAGTTGGCGCCGCGCCTGGATCGCGGCGTGATGCTGGTGCTCTCGCGGATGGTCCCGGCCTTCCGACGGAGGGCTGCAGCGTGAGCCACCGCGAGAACAAGGCGCACGCGCTCTCGGAGCGCGGGAACGACCTCTACGAAACGCCGGCCGTGGCTGTGCGCGCGCTGATGGCGATCGAGTGGATGCCGCAGCGGATCTGGGAGCCGGCCTGCGGGCCCGGCGCCATCGTGCGCGAGCTGTACGCCGGCGGTCACGACGTGCTGGCCACCGACCTCGTCGACTATGGCTGGAAGGGGCAGGTCTCGGGCCTCGACTTCCTGAAGATCGAGGAGGCGCCCGAGGGCATCGACTGCATCATCACGAACCCGCCCTACAAGGACGCTCGCGCCTTCGTGGAGAAGGCGGTGCGGCTCTGCCCGCGCGTGATGATGCTGCTGCGGTTCTCGTTCTACGAGAGCATCTCGCGCGGCTCCATCCTCGACACCGGCACGCTGGCCCGGGTGTATTGCTTCCGCAAGCGCCTGCCGATGATGCACCGGGACGGCTGGGAAGGCCCGAAGGCCTCCTCGAACATGGCCCACGCGTGGTTCGTCTGGGACCTCTCCCACCGCGGCCCGACGCAGCTCAGCCGCATGTCCTGGGAGGACTACACCGAGGCCGACCACGAGCCCGGCCCGATGCCGATGGCGGCGGAGTAGGTCGATGAGCGACCCCACCCTCATCGCCGATCTGGCCCGCGCCGGCCTTGATCCCGAGCTGCTCCAGCGCGTCGCGATGGAACTCGCCCGCGCGCAGGTTGCCGTCGAGGCGATCGAGAAGCGCCGGACCTCCGACCGGGTCCGCCAGGGCCGCACGCGTCACGTGAAGTCACGTGACACCGCAGACGGCACGTTACCCCCCGTCCCCTCCCCGGATGGTCCGCCCCCTCCTCCTGCACCTCCACCCCCACCCCTTAACCCCTCCCCAACCCCCGGTTCCGACCCTGACGGGTCGGCCGACGACGTCGGGCAGGCAGGCAGCGCTGGCGCGGCCGATGGCGACGAGACCCGGAGCTTCCGCCGGGAGCTGATGACCCGGGGCATCGCGCTGATCTGCGCCAACACCGGCCGGTCCGAGCACTCGGCCCGCGGCCTGATCGGCCACTGGCTGGGCATCGCCCACGACGAGGCGGTGGTGGTGCTCAGCCTGATCGAAGAGGCCGACGGCCGGGAGCTGGCCGATTTCTCAACCTGGATCGAGCGGCGCCTCCAGACCCGCCGCGAAGCCACCGGCCGGCGCCCGGACCGCGGCCGCCCCGCCCAGCCAGCGCCTACGGGCCTCGCCGCCCGCCTCATCCGCCAACACGCCGAATCCCTGACGGGAGCCTACGATGTCGAACCACCTGCCATCGACGCGAACGACCCTGATGCCGGCTCAGGCCGAGGTGATGATCTCGGCACTCCATGGCGCTCTGGAGACGCATCCCGTCCTTCCGACGCGGTACTGCGTGCGGCGGGACAGGGCGGTCTCGACCATCGAGCGGCAGCAGCTCTGCGCGCTCGCCGAGCGGCTTAGGGCCGAGCTGACGGCGGCCTCGAATCCCCGCCACGTCGACACGGTCGTGACCCGGGTGCTGCTGGGATTCGAGCAGGGCCGCGGTCGCGGCGACGACGAGAACGAGGTGCTCGTCGCGGAGTACGTGTCGGCGCTGAAGGCGCTGCCGCTCGCCGCCATCCACGCGGCGGCCGAGCGCTTCCGGTCCGGCGAGACGCTGCGGCCATGGTCGAAGCGATTCCGACCCTCGCCGGCCGAGTTCGCCGATGAGGTCCGCGAGGGCCTCATCCCGCTCCGGACGCAACTCCTGCACATCCGGCGCGTGCTGGAGGCCGAGATCTACGACGTGCCGACGGCGGAGCAGAGGGCGGAGGTCGCGAAGGCGGCCGAGGCGCATCTCCAGCGCATGCGGCAGGCCGAGCCGGAGCGGCGCCGCGCCGAGACGCCGGCCGAGATCGCCCGGGCGCAGCGGGCGAAGCTGGACGAGGATCTCGCCCGCCTCCGCGCGACCGGCCACGGGCCGGACATCGGCCGGCTGATGGCCCGCCTCAACCAGCGCCAGGGCCTGACGGGAGGTGCGTCGTGAGGCCGGATCTCTGGAAGGCCGAGCTCCAACGGCGCAAGGCGGCGCAGCAGGCAGCCGAGGAGGCCGCGGAGCAGGCGGCCAAGCGCCCCGTCGAGCGCTCCTGCGCGGCCTGCGGTGTGTTCGGTGCCTCGTTCGGCTTTGGCGTCTTCCGAAATCGCAGCGACGGCATGTGGTCGTGCGCCGATCCGGACTGCCGCGCGATCGTCGAGGCGCGCGTGTCGGTGCCGGCGATGCCGGCCGTGCCCGCCCGGGCCGATCCGCCGGCGGCTGACCTGTTCGGCCGCTCGGCTGCGTGAGGAGTATCCGCGTCCGGTGCTGATGGCGAACCCGCTGAGGATCGAAGGCCCGGACCCGCCGGCCATGACGTGCGCGGACGTGGAGCGGTGGCTGGTGGCGGCGTTCATGGCCTTCACCAGCTCGGGCATCTTCAGCGTCCGGCCGAACCGGCTCCAGCCGAACGATCCGCAGGAGATGCGGGCGACCTTCGATTGGATCGTGTTCTCCGCCGAGATCCTTGGCGCGGCCAGCCCGGAGCGGATCGCGCTCCTCACCTGGGCCCGGGCGAAGGCACGGCGACGGATCCGGCGACACCGCCGGCTCCGGTTGCTCCGCGAGGTCCCCGGGGGCACCGTCACCGATTACTGCGCCGAGGTCGGCGTCCAGCGGCGCACCTTTGACCGACGGCGGAAGCGAGCCTGCCACCGCCTCGCCGATGCCTGGAACGCAAAGGTCACGGGCACGCCGGAGTGACGCAGGCATAGATCACGCTTGCGTGTGTCCAAAAACGGGACGCAGATCAGGTGTCACGGATCGACGGAAGGTCGACCGCCTCAAGGGGCACCACCGTGGCAGCGTCCAGGACCAAGGCCATCACCCTCGCCGGCTCGCCGGCTTTCCACCCGCCGGGCGCCGTCGATCGCCTCGCCGTGCTTCGGGCACGGCAGGCGGATCTCGCCGAGAAGCGCGCCGACAACGCCGAGCTGAAGGCGCGGCTTGCCGCGAAGGATGCGGCCGAGAACGAGCGCACGAAGGACCTCTGCAAGGTCGTGATCGGGCGCATCCAGCAGCGTGAGGCCGACGCGCGCGAGCGCCGGAGGCTGGAGACGCCGCAGGATCGGCACAGGGCCAGCCAGCAGCGCAAGCGGCTGCGCCTCAACCCGCACGTCGAGCGGGACGCCGCGATCAAGCCCGGCCGGCGCATCGTCACGGATCCGGAGCGGCTCGGCGGCTTCGTCGAGGTCCAGGTCAACAAGCAGCTCGACGTCCTGACCATGGAGCACTCGGCCAACCGGATCAGCGATCAGGAGTTCGCGGTCGGGCGCCTCCTCCAGGCCGCGTGGGTCGGTGATCGATCCGAGGTCGACGGGCGTCTGGACCGGTTGGCGCAATACGGGATCCTCCCGGGCGGCCAGTCCGGCGAGGACCTCGCCCCTCGCGAGATGGGCATGCTCCGGCAGGTGTTCCGGGTCCGCGCCGTGACCCAGCTCGACGAGAAGCTGGCCGGCGTCATCGGCTGGATCGGGGTTCGCTTCCTCAAGGCCATCCTGGTCGAGGGCCACACCCTCAAGACCTACGCCTCGTGCACGGTCGGGGGTGGTGACCGTGGCGTCGGCCGGGTCGGGGATCGCTTCCGGTGGCTGCTGGAATCGGTGACGGATCACTTCCACACCGCGGAGGGCGCCCGGCGCTACGCACCGGACGACATCTACTCCGCCGACGCCGCGACGGTGCCGGACCGGGTCGCCGCGCTGAAGGCCCGGGCCGCGGAGGCGGAGGCCTCCGAAACCGCCCCGGCTTGACACCCGACGGGCGAAACGGCAGGGATCTATATGAAGCGAGACGCGCGCCCGGGGTCGAACGACCGCCGGGCGTCTGTGTGTCTGGGCTCCCTCTTCATCGAACCCGCTCAACAGCTTAGGCGTTGCTCCGGCAGACGCGGGCGGTGTTCCGTGCCATGATCGGTTCCCGATGAGCGCCCACGCTATCGTCACCGCGATCGAGGAGGAGAGCCTCGCGCTCTGCCGCCTCCGCGCGACCGGGCGCCAGGACCTCGACCTCGAAGCCCGCGATCATCACTGCCGGCGCATCCGGTCGCTGATCCGCCAGCTTCGGCCCCTCATCGGCACCGTCGAGAAGCGCACCTTCGGCCTGTCCGGACAGAGCGAGAAGGGCAAGCCGTTCACCGTCGCGAGGCGGCGCCGGGCGGCCTGATTTGTAGGTCGATGCGGAATTACCAAGACATTTCCGCAAGAGCCGCCCGTCCAGCGTAAATAGCGCAGCAAAATGAGTGACTTACCCGCGATTTCAGGGTCGCGGCGAACCGCTCGCGCCCGGGGCAGAATAAAAACCCAAGAGGCTGCGAAGGCGGTTCTGGCCACCCGGGCGGTGGCCTACCTCCGGGTCTCCACCGACGAGCAGGCCGCTCACGGTTTCGGGCTGGAGACGCAGGAGCGAGCCCTCCGCGCCTTCGCCGAGAGCCAAGCCTACGAGCTCGTCGCGGTCATCACCGACGCGGGCGTGTCCGGGGCGACCCGGCCCGCCGACCGCGCCGGCTTCGGCGAGGTTCTGCAGCTCGCGGCCGACGGCAAGTTCTCGGTGCTGCTGGTCTACCGGTTCGACCGGCTGGCCCGCGAGATCCGGTACGCCGTGACCACCGTGGCGGATCTGGCCGAGACGCACGAGGTCGGCATCCGGTCCGTCACCGAGCCGATCGACACGGCGACGCCGATGGGGCGCACCGTGTTCGCGATCCTGGCCGGCATGGCGGAATCGGAGCGGTTCACGATCCGGGACCGGACCGCTGGCGGCAAGCTGGCGAAGGCCGGCCGCGGCGGCTTCGCCGGCGGGCGGGTCCCCTACGGCTACGCCACCGACCGCGCCGGCGGCCTTGTCATCGTGCCGGAGCAGGCGGCGATCGTCCGGCGGATCTTCCGGGAGCGGGGCCGCGGCAAGCGCCCCCGGGCGACCCTCCAGGCCATCGCCGAGGGTCTGAACCGCGACGGCATCCCTTCCCCGACCGGCCGCCGATGGCGGCACGACACGGTCGGCTACGTCCTCGACAACCCGAAATACCGCGGGGCGGTCGAGTATCTGTTCACCTGGACCGGCGCCGAGCAGCACGTGCTCCAGCCGGGCGCCCACGAGGCGATCATCTCTTGACCGCACGCCCCGACTTCACCCCGGCCGACGCGGACCGGGCGCTTCGCCATGCGCAGCGCCTTCAGCGCGACCCGGCGGCCCAGGCCTACGGCGACCACCTCCGCCGCGCGGGGCTGATCCCGGCGCCGGTCCGTCTGCCGGCCGAGACCCCGTACGACGAGGCCCGGGCCGGCGAGTTCGAGGTCCGCCGTTCCATGGCGATGAGGAACGCCCGGCCATGCTGCTGAAGCGCCTCGTCCTCCGCTGGCTGCTCCACGGTCAGCCGACCACGCCCGCGCCGATCGTCCACCGCGGCGAGCGCGAGCTGACGTCGGGCCCCGACCTCGGCGCGCCGGCCGGCCCGGTCCCGAAGCTGTCCTACGACGAGGCGCTCCGGTGCTTCGGCGTCCACCAGGGGAAGTGACCATGGGCGTTCTTGGTGTTGTCGGCGTCGTCCTCGGCACGGTGTTCGTGCTCAGCGCCCTGGCCGGGGCCGCCTTCTTCGTGGCGTACATCTTCGCCGAGGGCTTCAAGCACTGATGCCCCGCCTCTGCGCCGCCCTGCTGCTCGCTGGCATCGCCGCGGCAGCCCTGCGCCCGCGCCGGCCCGCTGCGGTCGTGCTCGCGCGGCGCGCCCTGCCCGACGATGTGCGCATCTCGGCCGAACGCCTGATGCTCCTATTTGGCGACATGCCGTCCCGGGCCAAGCACTGATGCGCGGGATCGTCGGCGCCCGGCACCTCGCCGGCATCCTCCTGGTGATCGTCGCCGGGTGGGCTTGGGTGTGGGTGTTCGACCGCCCCGCGCAGGCCGCCTCGTCCGGTTTCCTGGCCGGCGCCCTCGCCTGCCCGGCCGGTGTCGAGGGACCGGACTGCACCCGCGAGACCGCGCTCGACGTGCTCACCCAGCCGGTGGCGCTGGTCACCGAGTGCCCGATGGTCGGCATACTGCTGGCCACGCATCTGAGCCTGCCCGCCGGCGGGACGCACAAGACGTTCTGCGAGCGCCGGAAGAGCTGATGTTGGCTCGCCCTCGCCCGCCGGAGCGCCTCCTCGGCCAGGAAGGCGCCCTCACGGCGCTGCCTTTCGAGCCGGCGCCCGAGATGGAGGCCTGGGCCCGCACCGCCTTCATCAGTGAGGACGCGGTGCTGCTGAACGAGGAGCACGCGCACCTCCGCGAGGCGACGCTCGGCTTCATGTGGACGTCCGTACCGAACGCGCGCGGTGGCAACGGCATCGTCGGGCAGGCCGAGATCCCGTCCATCCAGGGCGGGAAGTGGGCCCGGGCGCGGTTCTTCCAGCAGGTCGAGGCGTGGTTCGGCTTCATCCCGGACTTCATGATCACACTCGACGCGGGCTTCGCGGACCAGGCTGACGACGCCACGTTCTGCTCCCTCGTCGAGCACGAGCTCTACCACTGCGCGCAGGCGAAGGACGCTTGGGGCGCCCCGCGCTTCTCGAAGGCCTCGGGCCGGCCGATCTTCACGATGCGCGGTCACGACGTCGAGGAGTTCGTCGGCGTCGTCGCTCGCTACGGCGTTGGCGCGGCGGCGGGCCAGACCGCGGCGCTGGTCGAGGCGGCCAACCGGCCCCCGATCGTGTGCGAGGCGGACATCGTCGGCGCGTGCGGCACCTGCGGGCGCCGAGTTTGATCCCGGATTGACGGATTCGCAGCCGTGAACGTGCTCTCGGATGAGGTGAAAACCTTCATCGTCCAGCAGCTTGCGTGCTTCGACCCGCCCTCGGTGGTGGTGAAGGCGGTCAAGGCCGAGTTCAACGAGACCGTCTCCCCGCAGCAGGTCGAGTCCTACAACCCGGAGCGCCGGGCGGGCCAGAACCTGGGCGAGCAGTTCCGGGAGCTGTTCCGCGTCACCCGGGAGCAGTTCCTGGACAACGCGGCGTCGATCGGCATCTCGCACCGTGTGACCCGGCTGCGCGCGCTGCAGCGCCTCGCCGAGCGAGCGGAGACGCAGGGGAACATTGCCCTCGCCGCCCAGCTGCTGGCGCAGGCCGCGAAGGAGGTCGGTGGCGTCTTCACCAACAAGCGGGAGAACGAGCTGACCGGCAAGGACGGCGCGCCGCTGGTCGATGGTGGGATCACCGTTGCGTTCGTCCGGGCGGCGCCCGTCGATGCTGGTTGAGTTCCCGGAGAAGCTCGACTTCCTGTTCGAGCCGGCCCGCTACAAGATCGCCTACGGCGGCCGCGGCGGGGCGAAATCCTGGGGGTTCGGCCGGGCGCTCGTGATCCTCGGCGCCCAGCGCAAGCTCCGGGTGCTGTGCGCCCGCGAGTTCCAGAACAGCATCGCGGAATCGGCGCACGCGCTCTTGGCGCAGCAGATCGACCTCCTCGGGCTGTCGCACCTCTACGACACGCAGGAGAAGCGGATCCTCGGGACCAACGGGACCGAGTTCATCTTCAAGGGGCTCCGGCACAACGTCGCCTCGGTGAAGTCCACCGAGGGCGTGGACATCGCGTGGATCGAGGAAGCCCGCACCGTCTCGAAGACGTCCTGGGACGTGCTCATCCCGACTATTCGCAAGGAAGGCTCGGAGATCTGGATCAGCTTCAACACCGAGCTGGAGGAGGATGAGACCTACCAGCGCTTCGTGAAGAAGCCGCCGACCGGCGCTCGGGTCGTGAAGATCGGCTGGGAGGACAATCCCTGGTTCCCCGACGTGCTCCGGCAGGAGGCGTTGGACCTGAAGGACCGCGACCCGGTCGCCTACGAGACGGTCTGGGGCGGCAACTGCAAGCAGGTCCTCGACGGGGCGATCTACACCCACGAGATCCTGGCCGCGACGCGGGCGGGCCGGTTCCGGAAGGTCCCCTTCGACCCGTCCAAGCGGGTGCACACGTTCTGGGATCTGGGCCGGGCTGACAAGACAAGCATCTGGTTCGCCCAGATCGTCGGCTTCGAGTTCCGGCTGATCGACTTCTACGAGAACCGGGGCTTCGCGCTCGGCCACTACCTGGAGATGCTGGCGCAGCGGGCCGCGGACTGCGGGTACGTCTACGGGGAGCACTGGCTCCCGCACGATGCGCAGAACGAGCTCCTCGCCTCGGAGCGCACGATCGAGCAGCAGATGTGGGCCGCCGGCCACGAGGTCCGGATCACGCCGAAGCTCTCGGTCGCCGCCGGCATCGACGCGGCTCGGCAGGTGTTCGCGCGGTGCTTCTTCGACGAGGAGCGCTGTGCCGACGGCATCCAGGCGCTTCGGAACTACCGGTACGACGTCGACCCGAACACGCAGGCCTTCTCGAAGAACCCGTTGCACGATTGGGCGAGCCACGCGGCCGACGCCTTCCGCTACTTCGCCGTCGCGATCGCCGAGCCCCGCCCGGACGACCCGCCGCCGGAGACCCCGAACGACCGCTACGACCGGCGCCGCCGCCGCGAGCGTGCTGAGACCACCGAAGGCTCCGGATGGGCGCAATGACCGATACCGACGACGCTCCGCTGTCGCCGGAGGAGCAGGCGCGCCATCAGGCCGACCTCGACGCGGCCGCGCTGTTCCGGAAGCTTCGCACGTGGTTCCGGGCCGACCGTGAGGCCTCCTCAGAGTGGCGCGCGGAGGCCCGCGAGGATTTCGACTTCGTCGCCGGCCATCAGTGGTCGGCGCAGGATGAGGCCGCCCTTCGCGAGCAGGGCCGGCCGCCGATCTCCTTCAACCGCATCCTGCCGGTGATCCGCGCCGTTGCCGGCTCCGAGGTTAGCACCCGCCAGGACATCCAGTACCTGCCCCGCCAGATCGGCGATGCGGCGCTGAACGAGGTGCTCACCGAAGCCTCCCGTTACCTCGCCGACGAGGCGGACGCGGAGGACGAGGAGAGCGATGCCTTCATCGACGCGGTGACCTGTGGCGTCGGCGTCGTGGAGATGCGCCTCGATTACGAGACCAATCCGGACGGCGATTACGTCGAGGACCGGGTGAACCCCCTGGAGATGTTCTGGGACGCCTCGGCTACGAAGCGCAACCTGTCGGACGCCCGGCGCGTCTGGCGGGCGAAGACGATGGACCGGGCCGAGGCCGAGAGCCTGTTCCCGGACGTCGACCCGGCCGACCTAGATGCGGCCTGGGCCGAGGATCGCGACGGCGGCGAGCCGCACCATCAGATCCAGCCCGGCGAGCGACGCTCGGACCGGCTCGGCGATACCGACCAGACCGGCGGCACGAAGCGCGTCACTATCGTCGAGTGCCAGTGGTGGGAGCGGGTGCGGGTCGCGGTGGTGATCGACCCGCAGAGCCAGCAGCCGATCGAGATGGATCCGGCCAAGGCGAAGGTGCTGTTGGAGCGTGCCGAGGTGGTCGGCATGCCGGTGCAGGTCTTCCACCGCATGACGCGGAAGTACCGCCGCGCCTTCCTCGGCAACATCATCCTGGGCTCGGTCGGTGACGCGCCGGCGGGCGACCGCTTCAGCTACGCCTTCCTGACCGGCGACCGGGACCAGAACCGCGGTTCATGGTTCGGCATCGTCCGGCCGATGCGCGATCCGCAGCGCTTCGCCAACAAGTGGCTGTCGCAGACGATCGACATGCTGAACCGACAGGCGAAGGGCGGCTACTTCGCCGAGACCTCGGCCGTGAAGGATCAGGCTGCCTTCGAGCGAACCGCGGCCAAGTCCGGCGCGGTCACCTTCGTGAACCCGGGTTCGCTGCGCACCGGCGCGATCAAGGAGAAGCCGCTGCCCGTGATGCCCGCCGGGCACTGGCAGCTCATGGAGTTCGCGATCAACTCCATCCGGGATTCCTCCGGCGTGAACATGGAGCTGCTCGGCCAGCAGCAGAACCAGCAGGCCGGCGTGCTGGAGTACCAGCGCAAGCAGGCGGCGATGAACATCCTCGCCACCATGTTCAACGCCCTGCGCCGGGCCCGGAAGCACATCGGCCGGGTGCGGCTCCACTTCATCCAGACCTACCTTTCGGACGGGCGCCTCGTGCGCATCACGGGGCAGGCCGGCCAACAGGTGATCCCGCTCCTCCGCGACAAGACCGCGGGTGATTACGACGTGGTGATCGACGAGGCGCCGTCCTCGCCGAACCAGCAGCAGGTGGTGTGGCAGACCTTCGTGTCGGTGCTCCCGATCGTCCGGGACATGATCACGCCGCAGGTGCTCCTCGAGGTGCTGCCCTACTCGCCGTTCCCGGACAGCTTCGTCGCGAAGATGCGCGAGCTGCTCGCGAGCCAGCAGCAGGATCCGGAGGCGCAGCAGCGGCAGCAGATCGCCCTGCAGGAGGCCCTCACGAAGATCGAGGAGACCGCGGCCGGCGCCGACCTGAAGCGTGCGCAGGCCCAGCACCAGCGCTCGCTCAGCCAGTACGACCAAGTCGACACGGTTGGGCGCACGCTGGAGATCGCGCACGGCCACGCGCAGGTGATGCAGGAGCGTCGGAACACCGCCGCGCCGCATCAGCACGGCGGTCCGGCGCCGACGCCGATCCCCGTGGACCGACCGCCGTTCAACGCCCTGCCCGCGTCCGCCGCGCCTGGTCCCCAGCTCTATCCGGTCCAGCCGAGCTTCTAAGCCATGCGCCTCGTCGAGCTTCGTACCTTCACCGCCGATCCGGCGGTGAAAGGCGATCCCGTCTTCGTGGCCCCTGACAACGTGGGCATGATCGCGGTCGCGATGGCCGACCCGCCTGCCGCCGAGGTGTGGCTGAAGGTCGGCGCCCCGATGCTGGTGGTCGATGGCTCGGCCGAGGCCGTCTCCGCGCTGCTTGCCGAGGGCAAGGTCGACCGCCTGCCACCTGCTCCCGAACCGCTTCCGTCCTACGCCAGCGCTCGCCCTCGTGGCGTGAGCCGCTGAGCCTGACCCCTTCCGCCCGGCCGGCGCGTGAGACCGGCCTTCCGTCCCATCACGTTACGAGGACCTGGACTCCATGATCGACAGCGATTTCTCGGCGAGCACCGATTCCGACGATGCCTTCTCCCCCGAGGAGCAGGCGCAGTGGGATGCCATGCGCAGCGGTGCGACCGATCTGGAGCCGCAGGGTGGGTCGACGGCCACGCCCGCTCCTTCCCCCACTCCCGAGGGCGCTGCTGCCCAGGCACCGGCCGGTGAGGCTGCCGCGCCCGGCGAGGTCGTGGATCCGGACGCCGAGGACGCCGACGACCCCGAGAAGAACCGGGGCCGGTTCGTGCGGCACGGTGCGTTCCATAAGGAGCGTGAGGCCCGCAAGACGGCTCAGCGCCAGCTCAGCGAGTTGCAGGAGAAATTCGCCCGCGGCGACGAGCGCCTGCGCATCCTGTCCGAGGCGATGCAGCGCCCGGCCGCTCCCGCCCAGGCCGCGACCCCGCCCGAGCCCGTGAAGGTGCCGGATCCGTCCGAGGACATCTTCGGGTACATCGAGCACCTGAAGGGTGAGATCGAGACGCTGCGCTCCGGTCAGACGCAGCTCACCGAGAGCCAGAAGCAGGCCGAGGAGACCCGTCGCGCCAACGCCGAGCGGAACGACGTGATCGGCTTCTACCAGCAGGATCTCCAGCGCGCTGTCGCCGCCGACGCCACGATCTCGGACGCCTACCAGCACCTCTTCTCCGGCCGCGTGGCCGAGCTGCAGCTCGTCGGCATGTCGGAGGAGCAGGCGGTCCAGACCGTGCGGGAAGAGGAGTTCAACCTCGCCCAGACCGCCCGCCAGCGCGGACAGTCGCCTGCCGCCCTGATCGCCGCGCTGGCCAAGAGCCGCGGGTTCGCCCCGAAGGCGCCGGAGCCGACTCCGGCCCCGGCCGAGACCGTGGCGGAGAAGCATGCGCGCGTCGAGGCTGGTCAGAAGGGCCCCGGCATGTCTCTGTCGGCTGCCGGCGGCTCGCCCGCTGGTGAAGTCACCGCCGAGATGCTGGCCAACATGTCCGATGACGAGTTCTCCGCCTTCCAGAAGGCCAACGGGCGGAAGCTCCGCCAGCTCATGGGCGCCTGATCGAACCGCGGCGCGCGGGACCACTCGCGCGCCGCACCTTTACTGTTGACCCGACGGGCGAACACGCTCAAAGGACTACCGCCGCGAGACGCGCGGGCCCAGCCGGCCCCGTCTGCGAGCATCCCCAGTTTCCGACCGGTCGACGCGCTACACCCTGCTGTTCCCAGCGGGGCGCTTCCGCACGTCAGCCTGTCGTCCGCCTGATCGCACGTCACGCGATCCGCACGGCCGCGTCACAGCCTTCGTCTGCGCCACGTCACGGCGCCCGTCCGACCACCGTCCCCAACGGTCACCCGGGGCCCGGCTTTCGTCTGCCCGCGACGTAACGCGCGGCACGAACCTTCCCGCATCCCCCCGATTTCAAGGATCCCCGTCATGGGTGTGACCGCTTATGCGCTGAACGATGCGCTGGCGGCGAAGCTCTGGTCGAAGAGCCTCTCCGTCGAAGCCACCAAGGCCCTCGATATCGCCCCGCTGTTCGGCGAGTCGGCCAAGTCCGTCATCCAGATCAAGACCGAGACCCAGAAGGGTGTCGGCGACAAGGTCACGTTCGGCCTGCGCATGCAGCTCGCCGGCAACGGCTTCACCTCGTCCGACCGCGCCGAGGGCAATGGCGAGCAGCTCTCGACCATGTCCGACGCGATCACCATCGACGAGCTCGGCAACGTCGTCGGCATCCGCTCGAAGTTCACGATCGACCAGCAGCGCGTGCCGTTCAACCTGCGCGACGAGGCCAAGGACGGCCTGTCCGACTGGTTCCAGCTCCGCACCTCGGTGTCGTTCTTCAACCACGCCTGCGGCTTCACCCCCGCGAACGTGGTGCAGGTCGACGGCTCCGGCGGCGTGAAGTTCACCGGCAACAACGTGGTGACCGCGGCCACCCGGGTGATCCGCCCGAACGGCAAGGCCAACGACGGCGCCCTCGGCGTCGGTGACGGGCTGACCCTGGCGCAGATCGACGCCGCGGTGGAGATCGCCAAGACCGGCGGTGCCGCCGGCGCGCCGAAGATGCGCCCGGTCAAGATCGACGGCATGGGCGAGATGTGGGTGATGTACATCCACCCGACCCAGGTGACCCAGCTGCGCATCAACGCCGGCGCGGGCCAGTGGCTCGACATCCAGAAGGCCGCGATGCAGGGCGGCGAGATCACCAAGAACCCGATCTTCGACGGGTCGCTCGGTGTCTACAACAGCGTCATCCTGCGCGAGTCCCAGCAGGTCACCCTCGGCGTCGCGCCCGACGGCAAGACCATCCTGCCGAACGTGCGCCGCGCGGTCCTGCTCGGCGCCCAGGCCGTCACGGCGGCCTTCGGCAAGGGCGGCGGCCCCGAGAAGTTCCGCTGGAACGAGGAGCTGTACGACCACAAGCGCGAGCTTGAGGTCTCGGCCTGGGCGATCTGGGGCATCAAGAAGACGACCTACAATGGCGTCGACTTCGCCGTGATCGTGATCCCGACCTACGCCGTCAACGCCGGCTGATCGGTCCCCCTCCCCACCGCATGAACCCCGCCCGCGGCCCTGACCGGCCGCGGGCTCCTCTGCCCTTGCGCGTGAGCCGCCCGGCTGCGCGTTCATCTTCGAGAGGGGCCTGACATGGCCACCAACACCAGCCCGACCAAGCCGGCGGTGCGCTCGCTCCTGCACGGGCAGGTCGGCGAACTCCGCACCACCGTCACGTTCAACGACGTCAGCCGCCCGATGACGGCCGCCTTCCCGGCCGGCGCCCAGATCCTGTCGACGCTGATCGTCGTCACGCAGGCCTTCAACGGCGGCACCAACGCCCTCACCGTCGGCTCCGCGCCGGGCGGCAACGACCTCGTGGCGGCCGGCGACTCCGCCGTCGGTGCGGCCGGCGTGAAGCGCCCCGACACCGCCACCGCCCTCGGCCGTCTCGCCGACGACACGGTGCCGTACATCGGCTACGCCCAGACCGGCGCTGCGGCGACGCAGGGCTCGGCCGAGGTCGTGTTCACCTACGCCGCGCCGCGCGCCTGATGCGCGGCTCCATGCTGCTGCACCTCGCTGCGGCGGCCCTGGCGGCGGAGGCAGACCAGCCCCCGCCGTCGTCGCCCTTGAAGACGGAGACGGTGCCCGATGCCGACCAAGGACGGGCGGCCGACGCTCGCCGACCTGTACGCGGAGATCGCGGACGACATCGAGCGCGCGGACCTCGGCCCGCAGATCGCGACGGCCGTTGACCGGGCGATCCGGTTCTTCCAGCCGGACCGCTTCTTCTTCAACGAGGGCTACGTGACGTTCCAGACCATCGCCGGGTCGGACGTCTACGCGTCCGGCGATGCCGGTGCGATCCCGGACCTGATGACGATCGACAGCGCCGTGATGCTCGACGGGGACTGCCCGACCGTCCTGCAGCGCGTCGACGAGGCTTGGATCGAGAAGGGCGACCAGCCCACCAGCCAATCCCGACCGTGTGCCTATTCCTACTTCGACCGGTCGCTCCGCCTCTGGCCGATGCCGTCCGACGTGTGGACGGTTCGGCTGATGGCGCATGTCCGCCTGCCTGTGCCGGCCTTCGACGAGGCCAACGCTTGGACCGATGAGGCGTCGAGCCTGATCGCTGCCTGGGCGAAGCGGCACCTCGCGCTCAACGCGCTCCGCAGCGCGCCTATGGCGCAGATGCAGGCGCAGATCGTCACCGACGAGCTGAACGCCCTCCGCGGCCGCTCGAACGTCATCGCCTCCACTGGCCAGGTCCAGGCCTATTACCTCTGAGGCAGCCATGGCCGCTGAGATCACCGATTACCCGAGCCTGTCGGCCGCGTTCGAGAACTACCTCGCGCGCACCGACCTGACCGAGTTCCTGCCCTACTTCGTGCGCGTCACGGAAGCCTGGCTGAACCGGCAGCTCCGCACCCGGGAGATGATGGCGACAGCGCCGCTCGCGGCGGCCGCGCCGGGCTACACGATCCCCGGCGACTATCTGGAATGGATCGCGGCGCAGTGGACCTCGGCCGACGCGAAGCGCGTCCAGATGCTCCGCTACGTCGAGCCGGACAGCCCGGAGTTCCGGCACCGGTACCGCCCCGGCGGCGACCCGCAATACTTCTCGGTGCTGGGCGACCAGGTGCAGACGCGCTCGCTCCAGCCCGGCGCGGTCAGCCTGACCTATTACCGGCAGATCCCGCCGCTCTCGGCAGACAAGCCGACGAACTGGCTCCTGACCAAAGCGCCCGAGCTCTACCTCTACGGCGTCATGGCCGAGGCCTACCGGTTCCAGAAGGACGAGGCCCGGAACCAGAAGTGGCTCGCCGACGGCATGTCATTCCTGCAGGCGCTGATGGGCCAGGGCGACTCGCAGAAGACCGGCGGCCGCCCGCGTCGCACGGCCGAGGATCAGGCCGAAGCCACCGCCCGCGACACACCGAACTGATCCGTGACCGACGCGATCAAGCTGGCGCCGTTCGCGCCCGATACCGCCTCGGTCGACGCCGGGGTCTCCGCGGTCGCGACCAACGTGGTGCCGCGCTCGGACGGCTACGGCCCGGTCCTGGCGCCCGTGCCGCTGTCGCTCGCGCTGCCGGCCGAGTGTCGCGGCGCCATCGCGGTGTTCTCCCCGACCTACAATTTCCCGATCTACGTGGCCGGGACCAACACCGGCCTCTACGTCTACCGGACCACGGACAAGGCGTGGCTGCCAGTGACCAACACGGCGCGCTCCTACAGCGTGCCCCCGGGCGATTACTGGTCGTTCGTGGTCTACGGCACCCTGCTGCTCGCCTGCTCGGCCGGCACCCCGGTGCAGAAGGTCGTGATCGACCAGGTGCAGGCCGGCAAGGCGTTCGAGGACCTGGGCGGCAACCCGCCCCGGGCCCGGCACATGGGCGTGGTCGGCGACTTCCTGGTGCTGGCCGGCCTGCCCGACACGCCCCAGACGGTGCGCTGGTCGAACAGCGGCAACATCGAACAGTGGCCGCTCGGCCAGCTCGACCAGACCGGCGACGAGCAGCAGCTCCCCGACGGCGGCGCCGTGACCGGCTTCGCGGGCGGCGAGTACGGCGTGATCTTCCAGGAGCGGGCGATCCGGCGCATGACGCTGAGCCCAAATTCCGGAACCGTGTTCGATTGCTCGGTGCTGGAGGAGAACCGCGGTGCCGTGGCGCCGTGGTGCATCGCCAAGGTCGGCCCGCGCATTTTCTTCCTCGACCGGGACGGCTTCTACGCCCTGGTGATCGGCGGCGGCCCCTCCACGCCGATCGGTGCGGAGCGGGTGAACCGGTTCTTCGCCGGCCGCGTCGATCCGGAGCGGGTCGGCATGACGGTGGCGTTCCGTGACCCGACCGGCGAGCGGATCCTGTTCGCCTACCGGCTCGCCGGCACCGATGCGGCCGACCCGTCCCTTCTGGGCGAGGCGCTGCTGTACGACTGGCTCCTCGACCGCTGGTCGTTCCTCAACACCCCGATCCGCTTCGGCATGTCGGCAGCGACGCCCGACGTGTCGATCGACAGCATCGAGGGGTCGATCGACAACCCCGCCCAGCCCTCGCTCGACGATCCGATGTACCAGGGCGGCGCGACGCTGCTCGCGGTGATGACGACCGACAACAAGCTCGCCGTGCTCGACGGTACGCCGCTCGAAGCGGTGGTGCAGACCCCCGACGCCATGCTGGCCCGCTCGAACCGGGCCTTCGTGCGCGCGACCAGGGTCGATACCGACGCGGACGACTGGCGCGTCACGATCGGGGTGCGCGAGAGCCTCGGCGCCTCGACCCCGGTGCGCTGGCTGAAGGAGTCCGCTCCGACCGTGGAGCGGTTCGCCCCGGCCCGGGCGGACGGCCGCTATCACCGGGTGCGGGTGCGGATCCCGGCCGGCACGACCTGGTCCTACGTCTCGGCCATCGAGCCGGACGCGACGGCGGTGGGCTCGCGATGAACGTCCCCGGCCGAAACGAGAAGGACCTGTCGCTGTTCAGCCGCGCGATCGACGACCTCGCGCGCGGCGCCACCAACGCGATCTCGTCCGACACGTTCACGCTCGCCAACGGCGTGTCGAAGACCGTGGTGCCCTGCGAGAATGCCGGTCCGGGCGCGCTGCCCCGCTGGGTGCCGATCACGGAATCCGCCTCGAAGGCGACGGTCTGGCTGGTCTCGGCCGACCGCCGCAGTTTTACGGTCGGGCACGACATGAACTCGGCCACCGACCGGACCTTCAAGTTCGAGATGCGCCGGGCCTGATGCGTCTCCAGCCATTGTCGATGCCGCTCGCGCCTGACCTCGCCGAGCGCGTCGAGACGTGCCTGGCCGCCGCCTGCGCGCGACCCGGCTGCGACCTGTCGGTGGACGAGTTGCTGACCATGTGCGCGGCCAGCCAAGCGCAGCTCGTCGGGATCTTCGACGGCGACCGGTTCGTGGCGGCCGGGGCGACGCAGGTTCGCCAACACCGCGACGGGCCGATGACGTGCTGGGTCCTCTCGCTCGGCGGCTGCTCGGCCGGCCCCTGGCCTGCGGTGATCGCCGCCGTGGAGCACGGCGCGGCCCGCCTCGGCTGCGCCACCGTCCAGTTCATCGGCCGCCGCGGCTGGGCCCGCGTGCTGCCGGATTACGCCGCCGCGCCCTGCGCCTCGGGCGTCCATTTCATGAAGCACATCGGGGCCTGACATGAGCGGCAAGGCCAAGACGCAGACGACCATCAACAACTCGACGCAGGACCCGTGGGCGCCGGCGCAGCCTGCCCTTCAGAACGTCCTCGGCGGCGCGACTGCGGCGTACAATTCCGGCGTGGGTTCCCAGGTCTACGGCGGCCCGCGCTACGCCGGGCTCGGTGACACGTCCCAGGCGGCCCTCGACACGATGGCGGCCAACGCCAACGCAGGCCAGGGCGCGGCCAAGGCCGGCGACAGCTACCTGACCGGGCTGCTGTCGAGCGGCGGCACGACCTCGGGCATCCAGTCCGCGCTCTCCGGCCTCGACAGCATCGGCAAGATCGACACGTCGCGGATCTCGTCGCTCGCCGACAACATGGCCGATCCGAACAACCTGGCCTACTCGACCTCCCGGGCGCTGACCCGGGGCGACTATAATCTGTCGAGTTCGGGCTATACCGGCCTGCTCGACGGCCTGTCCGGCCAGACGCAGACGGAGAAGTCACTGCAGGACGCCGCCGACGGCAAGTTCCTGGGCGGTGCGAACCCGTACATGGACGCGGTGATCGGGCGCTCGCAGGGCGAGGCCGCCTCGAAGATTGCGCAGCAGATGGGGGCCGCGGGTCGCTCCGGCTCGGGCCGGTACGCCGCGACGATCGCCGATTCCCTCGGCGCGATCGGGACGCAGGCCCGGTATCAGGACTACGACAACGAGCGCACCCGGCAGGCCCAGGCGGCCACGGCGATCGACAGCTCGCGCAACGCCCGCACCAGCCTCCAGCAGGGGCTCTACGGCAGCATCAACAACGTCGAGCAGGCCAACGCCGGCCTCGCCCTGTCCGGGGCCGGGCTCTACAACTCGACGAACACGACGGCGCTGGGCGGCGCGACCGCGCTGGCGGGCGTGGATAACCAGAACATCCAGAACGGGATCCAGACCGCGGGCATGAAGCTTTCGGCCGCGCAGGCGGACCGGGCCGCGGCGATGCAGGGTCTCGGCATGGTCGGGCAGAACATCGCCAACCTCCAGGCCCCGGGCCAGACCCTCGCCATGGTCGGCGCCGCGCAGGACGCGGACCGCCAGGCGCAGTACGATGCCGCGCAGCAGGTGTTCGCCGAGCAGCAGGCGAGCCCGTGGAAACAGCTCGGGCTCTACTCGCAGATCGTCGACCCGATCGCGGGGCTGGGGGGCTCGTCCACCGGCACGTCGGTCCAAAAGGTGCCGCAGCCGGGCGTCCTCCAGTCGCTCTTCGGCATGGGGCTGGCCGGCGCCAGCGTCGCCTCGAAGTTCTACAACCCGACCGGCAAGTAGGAGAGCCGCATGCCCCCCGCTCCCTTCGGCTTCGGCGGCATCCTCGGCGGCGGCCCGGTCCCGGACGTGCAGATGCCCGACGGCTTGCCGGTTTCCGGCGGCAAGGGCTCGCCGCTGGTCGACGCGTTCCTCGCTCTCCAGGGCCAGCGCATTAAGGATGCCGTCACGGCGCCCCGAGACGCCTTCACGGGCGACCTTCAGGTGATGGGTCCGGACGGTCACCCGACCGCCGAGGCGATGGACCGAGCGAACGGCTTGGCCGGCCTCGCCATGACGGGTTCGATGCCGCTCAAGGCGCCGAAGGGCGCGCTGCGGATGTTCGGCGGCGCCGAGGCGCACGAGGACCCGCTGGCGGCGCTGTCGGCCGCGCTCGACCAGAACATGGGCTCAGTCGCCTCCGATGTGCGCCCGATCAGTCGCGTGGATACGTCGGCGAAATCCTGGGATCTCTACCACGGGACCAGCGCGCCGGAGGACTTCGCGCGGTTCGATCCGAACCGGCCGCAGGAAACCAGGACTCACTCGCCAGGCAGCGAGGCGGGAGCGGTGTTCTTGTCGCCAGCAGCCGATGAGGCGGCGCACTACGCCGGCGATGTGATCGGCAAGGACACGATCTCCGGCGCCGGGCCGCGGGTCATCCGCGCCACCGTCGATCCGGGAAAGACGGCCGTCCTCGACATCCCGCATCTTCTGGAGAACGACCCGAGCTTTGTGGCCCGGGCCCGGGAGAACTTCATCCAGAACGACGCGAAGGGCCGGACACCGACCGAGGCCGAGGCGAGCCGTCTCGGTGCCATGTTCGACGACCGCCACGCCCGCATGCTCGGCGAGTTCCGGTCCGCGCGCGATCTGAACGACCAACTCGCCGCCCTCGGCTACCCGGCGAGCGAGGTCCCGCAGGCACAGTGGGGCTTCGGCGCAACCGGTGCCGCCATTCAGCGCGCGAAGGAGCAGGGCCTCGACACGGCCGTGCTGCGAGGGTTGAGCGAGAGCAACGGCGGCGATCAGATCGTTGCGCTGACCCCGGGCCGTGTCCGCTCCTACTATGATCCGAGCCAGGTGCTCTTCAACGGCGGCCCCGCCGGCGGCCTGGCCGGCCTTCCCGCCCTCGCCACCTCTTCCGACCCGAAAGGCCAGCCCGTGTCCTCAGGTCTCGCGCCGTTCGGCGCCCTGTCCCCCGCCGACATCGCGCGCCTGATGCAGCAGGCCCGGCCCCAGGTCGGGGACGAGGACGTGCCGGCCGCGATCCCGCCGGGCTTCTCCGGCTTCGTGCCGCCGACCGCGCCGACGATGCAGCCGCCTGTCGCCGCAGCCCCGCAGGCCCCCGAGCCGGCCGGCCCGATGCAGGCGCCGCTCCGCATGTTCGGCCAGCTGCCGCCGCAGATGCAGGCACAGGCCGCCCCGGAGGCCGCGCCGGCCCCGATGCCGAGCCTCGTGGGCTCGCAGGCGCCCGCCATGCCGACCCGGGCGCCGGTCGCCGCCGCCGAGGATGCCCAGGCGGCCCCTGCGCCCGCGCGCCCGCTCAGCTTCGGCGCCCTGCCGGCCCCGACCGCGCCCGCCACCACCGGCTCGACCACGGCTCCCGCGCCGGCCGGCCTGGCAGCGCCCGCCGCCGCGGAGCCGTCGTTCCTCGACCGGATCGGCTCCGGCCTGCGCAGCCTCAACGCGAACGGCGGCAGCGATCTGCTGATGTCGCTGGGGATGGGCCTGATGTCGACGCCGGGCGTTTTCCGGGGTGCCGCGGCTGGCCTGAAGAACTACCAGGACAACGAGGGCAAGCGGGCCGCCTCGACCCTGGCGCAGGCCGAGTTCGGGCTGAAGGCGCGCAAGGTCCAGCAGGAGCAGGGCGTCCAGAACATGACGGCCCGCGCCATCATGACGAAGATGCCCGGCACCTCGCCCGAGGATGCCGTCGCGCTCGCCGGCAACCCCGATTTCGTGAAGAGCTTCCTCTCGGGGAACTACGGCGCACCGGAGGGCTACGTCCGGACGTCGGCCGGCCTCGTGCCGGTGGCGGGCGGCCCCCAGGACCCGGCCGCGCTGAAGGCCCGGGCCCAGGCGCAGGCCGAGGGCACCGCCGCCGGCGCGAAGGATGACGTGCAGGTCATCACGCGTCCGGATGGATCGATCGTCGGCGTGAACAAGTCGCGGATTGGCGAGGCGGATGGCCCCTCGCCGCTGATGCCGGTGGCGCCCGCGACCTCCAGCACCCGCGTCTGGGGCACGCCCGGTCCCGACGGCCAGGTTGTGGCTCCCCCGCCCGGCACTCCGGCGGGAACTCCCGGGTACTACGACGAGAAGGGCGCGCCGCACGTCGCCCTCACCCAGGGCACGAACCAGCTGCCGCAGAAGGCCAATCTCGAACTCGACCAGGCCGCCGTGAAAGCGATCACCGAAAGCCGCGCGAAGGCCGAGGGCGCGATCGGCACGCTGGGCGCGATCAACCGGCAGAAGGAAGCGCTCGACAAGGGGATCATCGCGGGCTCCGGCGCGGACTGGCGCACGCAGGCCCGCGCGATCACGGCGCAGGTCCTGGGCATCCCGGACAGCTACGTGACCAACTCGCAGCTCTTCGACCAGGCCGCGACCCAGAAGAGCGCGGAGCTGGCGAAGGCGATCAGCCAGTCCGGCCACACGACCAACATGGACCTCCAGCTCGGCAAGACCATCGCGTCGGGCGACCGGTCCAGCGTCGAGGCGGCCCTGCGCGCCGGCATCGAGGCGCAGGAGATCCTCGCCAAGAGGACGATCGAGCACCACAACGCCAGCGTGGATCGGTTCGCGACGCCGGAGACGGCGCAGCGGGCGGGCTTCTTCAAGGTGGAGCAGCCCGAGGTCTACCAGTACAAGCCGGCGGCCCCTGATCGGTCGGCGGTCGAGGCCGAGATGCGTCGCCGCGGGATGATGCGCTGATGGACCTGTCCAAGCTCTCCGACGCCGAGCTGCAGAGCCTCTACCAGAGCGCGCCGACGCGCGAGGTCTCGGCCGGGGCCGCTCCGAAGACGGATCTCGCCGGCATGTCGGACGCGGACCTGATGAAGCTGCACCGCGGCTTCACCGACGCGCCGACCGCAGCCCAGCCCGGCGACGCCTCCGCCGCCGTCGGCAGGGGACTGATCGAAGGTGTGCCGGTGGTCGGCCCGTACCTGCTCGGCGGCGTGAACCGCGCCGTGGCCGGTGTCCGAGCGCTCAAGAACGATACCCGCTACTCGGACGAACTCGCCAACGTCGAGCGGTTCGGCGAGCGCACGGCGGCGGAGCACCCGATCGCGGCCGGCGCTGGCGAGATCGGTGGTGGCATCGTCGGCACCCTGCCCCTGATGGCCGCCGCGCCCGCCGCGTTCGGCATCTCCGGCGCCGCTCTCCCCGCCCGCATGGCCGCATCCGCAGCTTCCGGTGCTGGCCTCGGCGGTGCCGATGCGGCCGTCCGTTCGGGAGGTGATGTCGGCGCCATTGAGTTCGGGGCAGGTCTCGGCGCGGGTCTCGGCGCGGCTGGCCCTGCGGCTGGCCGTCTCGCCGGCAAGGTGGTTTCTGCCGTCACCGGTGGCGGTCGCGGCCAGGGTGTCGTGCGCGAGGCGCTGGAAGGTCTCGACGAGAAGGACCTGGAAGCCGCGCAGCATCTGATCCGGCAGGCGCGGGATCTCCCTGGCGGCGGCGTGCCGCTGTCCCTCGACGAGGCGCTGAACGCCGCGACCGGCGGCCGCGCGGTGCGCGCGTCGCAGCTCGCGCGGGTAGTGGCCAATTCCGGCGGCGATGGCGGCCGCGTCATGAACGAGTTCTATGCGGCACGCCCGGCCGCGATTGACAACGTGGGTCGTGAGGCCTTCGAGCGTCTCGCCCCGATGCCGGAGGCGCCCTCCACACTCGGCCCGCAGATCCAAGAAGCCGCCCGCGCCGGCGTCTCGCAGACTCCGGAGGGGATGGCTTTCTCGGCGGCGCGCACGGCTGCCGGTCCCCGGGTCACGCCCGAGCAGGCAGGCCAGACGATCCAGGGCGAGCTCTCCGGGATCCGCGGCGGCCTTGAGGCGATGCGGAAGACGGCGAGCGACCCGTTGTACGAGGCCGCGCGCAACGCTCCGGAGCGCGCCGGCATCGAGCGGATGATTACCGTCGAGCGCCCGGGCGACCCCATTGTGACCCCGCAGGCCTACTCGCGCCCGCAGTTCACCGACGCGGCGCCGCGCCCGCTGGAGTCCTTCGTGCGTCCGGAGGCCGAGGCCGCCGCAGCCGGGCCGGAGAGCCTCGCGCGCTTCATCGCGCGCAACGGCGGCATCCGCCTCGACGGCGACGCCGCGGCGACGGATCTCCAGCGCTTCAACATCCCAGGCCACGGCAACGTCGCCCGCCCGACCGGCAAGGGGATCGACGACTTCTGGCGCGAGCGGCTGATCGAGGAGGGGTACTTCCGGCCCGACGCCGACGGCGGCATGGCGCGGGACATCTCGTCCGAGCTCCTGCGCAAGCTTCAGAACGAGCAGCGCGGCTTCCCGTCGTACCCGCTCGGCACGAGCCGGGGCGCGGGCGGCGCGCCGACGGCAGGCCAGCTCGCCGACGATTACAGCCAGGCGGTGTCGCTCGCGAACAGCCGCCTCCGCGAGGACCTCGGCAAGGTCGGCATCGACGCGAGCACGCTTCACCCGGACGTCCGCGACCGGGTGGTTGGCTCTCTGGTGCGAGGCCAGCACGCCGACCCGCTCGACGCCTTCGAGGCCGTCGTCGGTGCGATGCGCGAGCCGCCTGCGCCGCTCGTGAAGTCGACAACGATCCAGGAGCAGATCCCGGATGTGCGGTTCGGGCAGGTGAACCCGCAGCCCGGTATCGCCGCGATCGACGGCCTTCTGCAGACGGCAAAGGGCGATGTGCGCTCCGGCCTCCAGGCCGCGCGCCGCAACCTGTTCGAGGGGGCGAACCCGGACGGGCAGGTCGACATGACCGTGGCGGGCAATCTTCGCGCCCGCGAGCGGCTCGACCAGGATGTGCGGTCCGCCATCGAGATCGGGGATGGCACGAAGGCCCGTGACCTGACGATCGCGCGCCAGGGCATCGACCGCGGGCTCAAGGACGTGCCCGAGGTGGCGGCGGCCGACGAGGTGTTCGCACGCCATTCCGTGCCGCTCGAGCCCTACACCCGCCCGAACGCGCCGCTCGGGCGCGCCACGGATCGGTTCGAGACGCCGGCCGGCGACGGCCCGTTCCGGATGCCGGCCGAGCAGGTGCCCGGCACCTTCACGGGCGCGACAGCCGCCCGCGAGCTGCTCGCCCAGCCTGCTCCGCTCTCGCGCGAGGCTCTCGAGCGGTATGTGACGACGCAGGTCCTAGACCGTGCGGCCGGCGCAGACGGCAACCTGTCGGCAGAGGCGATGCGCACCGCGATGCGCAAGCATGCCGATGTCCTGGATCAGCTCCCGGGCGCTCGCGACCGTCTCTCGAACATCGTGCTGGCTCGCGAAGGCCTCGCGCGGGTCGAGGCTTCGCCGCTCGGCCAGATCGCGCGATCACCCGATGTCGGCAACGCCGTGCGCACGCTGTTCAACCCGAACCCGGCGCCTGGCAGTCACACCGAGGTAGCCTCCGCCATGCAGGCGTTGGCGGCCAATCGCCCGCAGCAGGCACGCGAGCTGTCGCGGACCTACCTCGAGACCGTGTTCAACGAAGCGATGCAGCAGACCAAGGGCCTCGCCTCGCAGTACGGTGGCGCTGGCTTCGCGTCTGCTATCCGAGGCAACGCCCAGCAGCGGCACAACCTCGAAGCCGTGATGCGCGCCCTGCCGGAGGGCGAGACCCGGTGGACGGCGCTCGACAAGCTGCTCACCACCCTGGAGGCGACCGGCTATCGCCCGAACAAGGGCAGCGACACGGCCTTTAACGCCGCGATCCAGGAGCGTCTCAAGAACGGGACCCCGGTGGCGGCGGCGATCACGGATGCCGTGACCGGTGCGGTGGCGGGCGGAACGGCCGCAGGGCCGTTCGGCGCGGCGGCTGGCGGCTTGGTCGGCGTCCGCAGGGCTGCTGCCAACGCCCTCGGCGATCGATCCCGGGATCTGAACAACGCGGCCATCGCCCGCATCTTCACCGATCCGCATGCGGTGCCGGATCTCCGGGCGCTGGCTAAGTCGGCGCCGGGCAGCAAGAACGCGGAGCTGTTCACCCATCGGCTCCTGACGCTCGCGAATGGCGGATCCGGTCCGCTCAGGCAGTCAGCGGCGGCGCGGTAGAAGCCGCTTCATCCGACCGGCACTGTCGCGGGGCCAAAAGCCAAAGGCCCCGCACAGGAGGAGGAAACCGGTCAGGAGGACGCCGTGCGCGGTATGGCCCACGGTCTCGTCCATCCACGCTGTGAACCCTGGAATCGTCGCGTGTAGCCCCGCTGTCAGCACCGCTCGCACGACGAGCATAATGCCGACGAACAGGACGAGCGCGAGCAGGATCTGGAGCCAGCGGGGCATTCGCTCAGCGTAGCACGGATCAGTTGCAGGTTGTGCTGACCATGGAGCCGGTGCGCATGGATGTGCAGTTTGCCTGCACGTTCACCGTCTGCGGCTGCGCCGCCTGAAGCGATGCCCCAGCCGCAATCAGCGCATCAGCAGCTCGCTCACGGCGCGCCGCAGCTTCGGCGTTCTCGCGGTCCCGCAGGTTTCCTGTCGCCGACAGGGCGACCTGTTGGATGTTAGCAGCGCAGGCCTCGAACTCGGGTGTCTTCGCTTTGAACCCTCGGGAGAGGCACGAAAGGCCACCTGCGACCTGCGACGCCTCCAGCTCGTTCGCCTCCTTCACCAAGACGTCGCCCCTGTAGACGGCATATTTCGCCTGATCGCCCTCGCCGCAGCGCCAGACCGATAAGTCGCCTGCCCCCGCCATCGGTCGATCCTTGCCGTGACAGGCGTCCTTCAGGGAGGTCATCTGGGCCGGGATCGTCACGCTCTGGATGCAGCCGCCTAACGCCAGCAGGCTCGCCAGCGCACACACCGATCTCAACCGCATCGCCATCCCCTCGCCGTGGCGATCAACCTACGCGAGTGCCTGGCGCGCTGAATATGACGTGCCAGCCACACACTTGACCCGACGGGCGAACCGCGGGAAATAGCCACCGTCCGCAGCGCTGCGCGCCGGACCCTGAAAGCCGCTCCGCAAGGGCGGCTTTTCGCGTTTCAGGACCTCCCGACATGCCGACTGCCGCAGACCGCGACGCGCTGATCGCCAGCGCGCAGCGCATCGGTGCAGACCCGCTCGACTATGCGACCGTGATGTCGTTCGAGAGCGGGCTGAACCCCTCGATCCGGGGCGGCTCGGGCAACCGGCACATCGGACTGATCCAGTTCGGGCCGACCGAGCAGCAGCAGTACGGCGCGAGCCAGGACCAGAGCTTCCAGGACCAGCTGCCGGCCGTCGAGCGGTACCTGACCGACCGCGGCTATAAGCCTGGGATGGGGCTGCTCGACCTCTACTCGACCGTGAACGCGGGCTCGCCCGGGCGCTACAACGCCTCCGACACGGCCAATGGCGGCACCCCTGGGACGGTCGCCGACAAGGTGAACACGCAAATGGATGCGCACCGGGCGAAGGCTGCGGCCTTCCTCGGCGGCACGTTCTCGCCTGGCGCAGCCTCGCCTCGTGGCGCCTTCGGCCTGTCCGGCCCCGTGGCGGCCGGCACGCCCGGATCGGTCACGCCGTCCGGCGGCGAGGCCATGCAGGCGCCGGAGGCGGATCGCGGCCTCCAGGTCGCGGCGATGCTGAAGGCGCTCACCGCCGCAGACGCGCCGGCCGCCTCGCCGGTCGCACAGGCTGCCGCGGCAGCCCCTGCTCCGGTCCAGATGCAGGCGCACCGCCGGCAGGCCCCCGCCTTCGACGCCCAGCGCTTCTTCGCGCTGCTGCCCGGCGCCACGACCCGCTAACCCAAGGACGGCTCGATGCCCGGCGCCATCAACTGGGACGTCGCGCCCTCGGGCAACGACGTCTCAGATCCCCCGATCCTGTTCAACGAGGGCCAGCCGGCCAAGACCATCAACGACGCCGCACGGGCGATGATGGCCTCGATGAAGCTCTGGATGCTCGACAATTCGGGCGTGAACCAAGCCTACGGCTCGGATGCCTACACGGTGCTGACCCAGCAAGGCGTTTCGGCCAAGGCCGCCGCGCAGGCGCACACGCTCAAGTTCCGGACCACGACCACCAACCTCAACCCTTGCACGCTTGCGGCAGACGGCAACACTCCGAAGCCGTGGCTACGCTCGGACGGGACGCAGTTCGGGCCCGGGGACATCTACCCGACGGTCTGGTCGGTCGTGTACGACCCAGACGCCGGAGTCTACCGCACCCTGTCGCCGACGACGGAGCCGGCGGGGAAAATCGCGGCGTTCGGCGGTCCCAATGTGCCGTCGGGCTGGGAAATCTGCGACGGGCGGCCGGTCTCGCGTGCCTCCTACGCCGCCCTGTTCGCCGCGATCAGCTCCCTGTGGGGTGTCGGCGACGGCTTCCAGACCTTCAACTTGCCGGACCTACGCGGCCGCACCCTGTTCGGCGCCAACCGCGGGCTGAACCTGCTCACGAGCGCGGGAGGCCTCGTCGGCTCGCTCGGCTACGTGGGCGGTGCTGAGACCGTGGCGATGCTGGCGACGCAGATGCCGAGCCACATCCACACTTCGACCATGTCGCCGGCTGGCTTTTTCCAGCCGGAGATCCAGAACGCTGGAGCGCACGACCACGGCGGCACGAAGCTCGACGGCGACCACGGCCACACCGGCACGACTGCGCTGAGCGGCACCCACACGCACGGCGGCACCACCGAAGTCAGCGGCGACCATGCCCACGTCGTGCAGTACGGGTACGGCTTGGTCAGCACGCAGACGCCGAACAACGCCAACGTCGTCACTGGGATCAATCTCGGCGCACAGGGTAACGGCCAGACCACCCAGAGTGGTCCGCACCAGCATACCTTCACGACGGACGCAGGCGGCAACCACACGCACGCCTTCGCGACTGACGCCGGTGGCGCGCACCAACACGGCATCCCGATCGGCGGCGATCATACCCACACGATCGATCCGACCCCGAACCACGTCCACACGCTGGTTATCGACACGGCCGGCTCGGGCGACCCGCACCCGAACGTGCCTCCGGGCGCCGTGGTGACCTGGGCCATCAAGACCTGAGGACCCCATGAGCGCTTTCGACTGGTCCACCAACGCGGGGCTCAACGCCGTCGCGGACAAGACCATGCCCGCATTCGATGGTGCCTCGGCCCGTGCCCTGCCGGGCTTGGTCCGCGCCCTCATGGCCGGCGTGGCGCAACTGATCGCCGACACGTCGGGCGCGCTGGTGTCGGTCGGGCTCGGTGACCTCTACGCGGTCAACACCTTCTCCGGCCTCAAGCCGCGGCCGGGGACCATGATCGCGTTCTGGGCGCACCGGACGAACGAGGCCGAGCCGTCCCTAATGGTCGATGGCTACGGGCCGGTGGCGCTTCTGGCAGCCGACGGCAATGAGCTGGCTCCCGGTACGGTCGTCCAAGGCCAGCTCCAGATGGTGGTCTGGGACGAGGCCGTGTCGCCTGAGAAGCCGGCGTGGCGCAAGATCAACCCGGCCGCGACCGATCTCCAGGTGCTGAACGCCCAGACCGCGCTCGAGGCGCTCGCCGGCTACCTGCCGAAGGAGGCGCCCGACGGCGCCGGCAAGCTCTGGTACTCCAACGGCTCCTTCCAGGTCACGACCGGGGCGCAGTCGTGAGCGTCTTCGATTGGTCCACCCGACCCGACGCCAACGCGATCTCAGATGCCGGAGTGCCGGCGCTGGACGGCGCCTCCGCGCGTGAGCTGCCTGGTCTCATCCGCGACCTCATGGCGGCATTCGCGGGCTACGTCGGCGATCAGGGCGGTGCGATCCGCACCGGCGGCGTGTTCAACGCCTACGTGGCACGCACGGCCTCAGGCGTCCGAGCGCCCCGCCCCGGTGTCGCCGTCCTCGTCCTGGTCGACCGGGATAACACCGACGATCCGACGCTGAACGTGGACGGCACCGGGGCCCGCCCCTGGCTCGACATGGACGGCACGGCTCCGCCGCCCGGCGCCGTGCGCGCAGGCGCCTTCTATCTCGCCATCGCGTCCGGTCCGGGCTGGGCCAGCGACTTCGGCGGCCTCGCGCGGGCTGATGCCGAGGATGCGGCGATCACCGCGGCCCTAGTTTTCGGCGGGATCTGAGCATGAAGCAGATCGACCTCACCGGCGTGGTGCTGAACCCCGCCGCGGGAACGCTCGACTTTTCGGGCGTGAACATCGACCCGCGCACCGTGCTGGCGGTCCTGCACGAGCCGACGAACCAGTGGATCTACGCCGTCGGGCGCCGCGGCCTGGGCCGAAAGGTGATCAACGGCGAGGTGCTGACCCTCGTCTTCAACACCAAGCTGCTGTCGCCTGGGCCAATCATCGGCTTTCGGGATGATGGCGTGGATGTCGCGAGCGATGTCCGCCTTGAGGCCTGCCGCGCGCTGCTCGCCACCGGCAACGCGACGCTCTCGAACATCGCCACCGGCATCGGGACGCCCGCCGACGCGGCGTCAGGCTCGGATGCCAGCGCCGGCTCGCTGATCGCCAAGGTGACCCGCCTCCTCGGGACACAGAGCGGGATCGCCACGGTGCTCGCCGCGATCCGCGATCGGCTGCCCGCCTCCCTGGTCGGGGGCCGCCTCTCCGTCGATGGCTCTGGAGTGACGCAGCCGATCTCGGCCGTGGCCCTGCCCTTGCCAGCCGGTGCGGCGACCTCGGCGCTCCAGGGCACGGGCAACGCCACCCTGTCGAACGTCGCGACCGGCCTTGGGACCCCGGCCGACGTTGATCCGGGCTCCGACACGGCGCCGGGATCGGTCCTGGCGCTGCTCCGCCGCGGCCTCGGGAACTGGACCGCCCTCCTCGCCCGGGTTCCGGCCCTCGTCGCTGGGCGCATCCCCGTGGACGGATCCGGCGTCACCCAGCCGATCACGGCGGCAGGCCTCCCCCTTCCGGCCGGCGCGGCGACCGACGCGAAGTCCGAGGCGATCCGCGCCCTCCTCGCCGGCACGCTGAAGGTCGCGACCCCGACGCCGGCCAGCATCGTCACTGGGCAGGTGAAGATCGCGACCACCGGTACCGCAGTTGCGCTGCCGAACGTGGCGCTGGTCAACGGCATCGTGGTGAAGGCCAAGACCTCGAACGCGGCGCAGTCCTCGGCCGCGCCTGGCGTGGTCGGGCCTGCCGGCGTGACGACGGTGATCGACGGCACCGGCCAGGGCTACCCTCTCGCACCCGGCGAGGCCGCGTCGTTCGCGTGCTCGAACGCCAACGTCGTCTCGGTCAACGGTACGGCCGGCGACGTCTTCTTCTACGAGGGGAACTGACCATGGCCGCGCCCGCGATCCCGCCGCCGACCCCGCTCCAGTTCGCCACCACCGCGCAGGCGCAGTCCGCGCTCGATGCCGGCACGATGATCAGCCCGGCGCTCGCGCTGGCGCTGCTCAAGGCCCAGCCCGGGGCGGTGCTGCGCGCCGCCTATGACCTCCTGCCGAAAACGCCGGACGGTCTCAGCGTCGGGGATCCCTGGATCTCCGGCAACACCCTTCAGTTCGTCGCCTCCTGAGGACCGAGATGCGCTTCCGCACGACCGCAGCGGCGTTCCTGACGCTGCTCTCCAGCCATGCGCTCGCCTACGATGCGACGAAGGCGTCCCGCTACGCGTCGCCGGACATGTACCGGCCGAACGTCGATCGGCTCATCATCAACGGGGCCGGTTCGACCGGCCCAATCGATGGGATGAGCGCGACACCGGCGGGCGGGTCCGAGACGCGTACCATCGCCGGATGGCTCGGTGATGTGACAGGCGCTCTGGCCTACGTTCCGACGCTGAGCGCCAAACTCACGCTCGCCAAGTGGCTCGACGTGCCGGCCCGCCCGCAATGGTGGGGCGCGGCCTGCGATGGCGCGACTATCGACACGACCGCGCTGCAATCCGCGGTGACTGGCTCGGCCTCGGCCGGGTTGCGCCTTCGGGTCACCGGTACCTGCGTGACGGCTCGCCTGAATGTGCCGAGCGCAGCGCAGATCGATGCTGTCCAATCCGGCGGACTGAAACTCACCGGCACGACTGGCCCAATTCTTCTGATCGCGCCGAACGCGGATAACGTCCTCATCAGCGGGTTGACGTTCGATTGGTCGAGCATCGGCGACGCCAACGCGGATCTGCCCGCGGCAGCCATCGGCCAGACGGTCGGCGGCAATGGTGGTCGGGTTGTCATCGAGAACAACCGCTTCAAGGCCCTGTCGCTTGCCACATCGGCGAACAATCACGCGGTGATGCTGAACGGTGCCAATGCACGCATCATCGGAAATTACGTCGAGGGAACTGCCGGCGACACGCTCAACGTCAACGGCGGGTACACCGTATTCTCGAACAATTATGTAGGGCGGTCCGGAGACGGGTGTATCGCCTTCAACAACAGCGCGCGCGGTGTTGCGGTCGGAAATATCCTCAACAAGTGCACTCTCGGTGTTGGCGTCGGCCCGATGGGCACCTCTGCCATCACCGATCATCAGCAATCGCTCATAATCGTCGGCAACACCATCGAGGGCGCCAATCTCGGCGTCAACATGGGCTGGTACGCCTATGAAAACCGCGAAGGTCCGATCAACTGGACTATCGCGAACAACGTTTTCCGGAACTCTAAACAGGCCGGCGTCGCGTATGATGGGCGCGCTTTAGGTTGGGTCACCAACGGAGCGATCACCGGCAATACGTTCACTGGCACAGGCGCCACCGACTTCGACGGAACGCAGGGCAGCAACGCCTCCGACATCCGTCTGTCCAACGCGTCTGGGGTGACCATTACCGGCAACCGCCTGTCCGCGCCGCGTGGCGCCACTACGAAGCGGGCTTTCTATCTGATCGGCTCCCGCAACGTGACGGCGACGGGCAACTCTATCGACGGGTCGCTCGACGTAAACGCCAACTCCAACACCACGTCGGCCAACGTCAATCGCTACGATTTCGTGTTCGACTTGCTGGAGTCTCAGGGCGCCAACATCACGGGCAACCAAGCGAGCAACGCCGGGATGTTCGTGAAGCTCGACATGAGCGCGGCGGGCGGCGTCTACAACACGATCATCAGTGACAACCAAGCCCTGGATATGAATGTCCAGGGCATCAACCTCCAGAAGGATGGCTCGGGCTTCGTCATCACGAATAATATCCTTCGTGCGACGAGTTGGGGCATTTATCTGCCGAGCACCGCGGCTGATTTCGCGATCACGTCCAACATTATCGCGTCGGTCAACAATCAAGCCATCGCAGCCCCCGGCGGCACGAGCACGCTGACGAACTACGTTGTGACCAACAACCCGCACGGTTCTGGTACCGTACCGAGCGGCATGAACTGACGATCGCGACCCCTTAGCTCAAGCCTCCAGAGCCTTCATGACCCTGCGCTTCACGGCGCGGGCCGCTCTCGCGTGCCTCGTGCTCGCGGGAGCGGTTCCGTGCGCCCGTGCCGAGACGGCCTCCTGGTACGGCTCCGGCCACCGCACGGCGAACGGCGAGCGGTTCGCGCCCGACGGCCTGACCGCGGCGCATCGCACCCTCCCCTTCGGCACCCGGGTGCGGGTGACCTACGGTGCCCGCTCGGTGGTGGTGCGCATCAACGACCGCGGCCCGTTCATCGCCGGCCGGGCGATCGACCTCTCGCGCGGCGCGGCCCGGGCCATCGGCCTGTCGGGCGTCGGCCGCGTCCACCTGGCCATCCTCGGCTGACCCTCGGAACCCTGGAGACGACCATGGCCGCGAGCCTCAACCGCTCGGCGTTCTTCGACCGCGTGCGCGCCGCGCCCTTCGGCGGCCGGCTCTCGGCCTCACAGGTCGCCGGCATCGAGGCGATCCTGGACGCCTGCCCAGCCATGCTCGGGCTCGCCTCGCTGGCCTACTGCCTCGCCACGACCTTCCACGAGACGGCGCGCACCATGAAGCCGATCGAGGAGTACGGGCGCGGCAAGGGGCGGACCTACGGACCGACCGGCTTCTGGGGGCGCGGCTTCGTGCAGCTCACCTGGGAGGCGAACTACGCCAAGGCCACGGCCGCGCTGCGCAAGCTCGGCGTGCTCACTGCGGCCGAGGACCTCGTGAAGACGCCCGCCCTGGCGATGCGTCCGGACGTGGCGGCCGCGATCCTGTTCTACGGCATGATCGAGGGCTGGTTCACCGGCAAGAAGCTGGCGGACTACTTCGGCCCGGGCCGGAACGATGCAGTCGGTGCCCGGCGCATTATCAACGGCACCGACAAGGCAGCGACGATCGCCGGCTACCACGCGACCTTCGTGGATGCGCTGACGGCCGGCGGCTACGCGGCGATCCCGTCCGCAGCGCCCGCGCCGGCCGCGCCGAGCTCCCCTCCTAAGGTCCCCTCCCAGCCGGCGCCGACCGCTCCCGCCGAGCCGAGCTTCTGGGCGCGCCTCCACGTCATCCTCTCCCGCAAGACCAAGGTGGCCTGACATGCACCGCGCTCGCTTCCGCCGGGTCCGCCTCGGCATCCTGCGTTGGTACGCCGCCGCACGCGGGTACCGGATCTACGCGCTCGCCCTGGTGCTCGCCGTGCCCGACATCCTCGACGCGCTGGCCGGCGTCGATTTCACCGTCCTACTGCCGCCAGGCTGGGGCGCGAAGTCGGCCTCCATCCTGGCCATCGCGCGCGTCGTGCTGGGCATCGTGATTCGGCGCCTCGCCATGGTCGGCCCCCCGCCGGCCGGAGGGCCGCGCTGA